GTTGACGCAGCGGCCCGTGCCCAATGGGGTGATGCAAACATGATTACAATCGTTAGTCGTATTGCCCCTTCTATTGGTAATATTCCTTATAAGGAACCTGTCCGGACCGCACAGGTTGCATTTGAAGATAATTCAGGTAAGCGATTCTGGGTTGACATTGATGATATTCCTAATGACGGTTTACACACCACTAAGGTTGGTATTGAGCCTCATGGAGCACGTTGTCTATCCGTAATAAAGGCTCCACGAGCCACAGCTGTACCGACTATATCTGGTACAGCTCAAGTTGGTCAAACTCTGACGCGTTCCGCTGCGACTTGGGATTATATACCAATTAGTACAGCTATCCGGTGGTTTGCTAACGGTGTAGCAATCTTAGGTGCTACAAATTCTACTTATTTACTAACTGCGAGTGAACAAGGTAAATTAATCACCGCTCGAGATTCAGCTACTAGTAAAGCTGGAACAACTTATTCAACAAGCGCAGCAACAGTAGCTGTTGCTGCGGCTCCATCATATCAGAGTGAAACAACAGCTCTGTTGGCAGCAATGTCATCACAACCTAATGGCACCAGAGCCACAGCAATTGATACTTTAATTGCTGGTCTTAAAACAGATGGATTGTGGACTAAGTTGAAAGCATTACAAATCTTCTCAATGCACGATGAACAGGCAGCTAAACTCGAATGGAAAACAGCTACGCAGATTGTTCAACTAAATGGTGCACCGCCATATACAGTTGATCGTGGTTGGACGCTTGATGGTACGAGTCAGTCAATTCGAACTGGAGTCGTTGAAAATACTTTATCTGGCGTGAGTCTTAACGCAGCAGGCTTCGGCCTTATTGTGCGCTCAGGTACAACAACAAATTCATTAGCTGGTATCGCAGGATCATCAGCACACCGTCTGACTTTCTCTAAAGCAGGTTCAGGTGGCGTCACAATGGGTATTCATACAGCTGCTACAACAGCTCTAAGTTCTGTTGATGGTAGCACTTCACCATTGATTGCACACCACTACGGTCAACGATACGGTGCAAATGCTATTAACTATTACAACAATGGAGTTAAAAAGAACCCTGCGTTGTTAACGTCAACCTCGAGTAGTATGAACACTGTTGAAACTTTGCTTGGTCAATCGGGTACTGGACCAACGTATGCACCTGCAGGTTTCTTTGCACACTATATGACCGCTGGCGATTTAACGGATCCTGAGATAGCAAATTTGCACACAAGATTGACAACGTTCAAAACGGCTATAGGCGCTTAATTAAACAGAGCTTTAAGTTCGGCTATTGAGTTAATTTCATACCACTTTGTAATACCCTCACTTATCACGTTGGCATAGATGCATTTATGTTGCATTGCGTCGACGTGATAAGCAGAACCAAACGTATCTCCAACAACCCACAATTGGCCTTTATCATCTTTAGCAAATGCTATCATGTGGTCAATTCTTTTGCCACCTTCAGATGATACTAATCCTCTACCTAAGTGTTTTGGATCAGCTCCTGCTTTAGATAGTAGATCGATGGTAGTCATTGCTAAGTCGTCACAATCCCCTTCCCACCTAGATCCTTTGTTGACTTCTTCGGAGAAAGATCTCCAACGATCTACTTCGTCGTTTTTGTAGGTGAACTTTTGACGAACTTTAGCGTCTGTAGATGTTATTAGGCTACTTTGCATGGCACCACTCATATGTCGGATCCGTTTTGCATGTGCTTTGACAAACAACGAGAAACGGTTGTTCTCCACACATTTGGATATCCTGTTTAAAAACTATTGATTTTGGAATAGGTTTTTGAATTAACTGTTGATCTTTCTCGGCACAAGATGTAAAAAGTAAGATCACGGCAATTGGAATTAGTACTTTCATTTGTCATCTCCATTCGAGAATTATTTAGAGGTTATCATGTCCGTTCTATTGCAAATCAAAGCTGACCGTATCGCTGCTATGAAGGCACGTGATAGTCATAAGTCTTCGTTCCTAGGACACGTGGTAGCTCAGATTTCGATCGTGGGCAAGGATGGTCTTCGTGCGGAAGAAAAAACTGACGCAGAAATGATCAGTAATCTAAAAAAGCTGTTGACTCAAAATCAAGATGCAGCTAAGATTGCAAATACTGAAGAACTGGAGAAGGAAAGATTGATTCTTGAATCATACCTTCCAACACAGTTAACAGAACTTGAGCTTTTTGTAGCCATAAATCGATTCATGGCTCAAAACAGTTTAGAATTTAGTATTAAGAGCATGAAGCCACTCATGGAAATTCTAAATGCGGAATTTCCAGGACAAGTCAACTCTGCTCAGGTAGCTCAAATTCTAAAGAGCTAACCTAACCTATCTTTTCTTTCTACCCCAAGTAGGTGTTTGGGTGTGACAGTTCGGGCACAGTAATCTGAGATTACTGAAATCGTTATTAGTTGGATTTCCATCAATATGGTCTAACTGTAAGGATAGTGGTTTATTTTTCCACTCATATATGCCACAGTCATCGCATTCATATTTGGGGTTAGTCTCTCTAAGAAACTTAGCTTTAATAGTGTTCCTAGAAACTTCATATGTTGATTTTCTTCGATTTTCGTTAGCTGCAATTTGGTATGCGGTTCGTAGGCCACCTTTTCTTCCTTGATTAGGAACATATACGCCAAGTTTCTTTGCTTTTTCTCTAAAAGTACCGTTTGGTATTTGTAAATAGAGAGCAGCTTCTCTCATTGAGCTAGTGTTCGCTATTGCGTTCAATATTGCTTCTGTTGAGATGTTTCTCATTTGGTAAACTCCTTTCTACTATGTAGAGTTTACCATTTATCGACTCGTAGTGATAAGAGTAATCACACCACCCGTACAGGGCGGAGATGGACGATGCGAACGCGTCTCGGGATCGACCAACTTAAAATAAGCGACTGTACTCGGCCTGCGCTTCGAACGCAGAAAACCGTAATGGATGTTGAAAATGGGGGTTCGAATCCCTCCAGTCGCGCCATTCCTTAATCCTGATAATAGGTGATATTATGAACGCACTCGTTGCAGCATTTGAAAACTCGACTTCTGATTTAGCACTTACAGCTAACGGAGCTCGCACACTAAGCACCTCTGGTTCGAAGTGTGTGGATCTCTTTGGAACAGTAGGTTCGCCTAAGAATCTAGATCAGTTCTTGGATTTGTTTGCTCAGGCATATAAGGAACACAAAGAGATTGCTACACGTGTAGCACTTTGGGGACGGGACGTTCGTGGTGGCTCAGGTCGCCGGGACACTTTCCGAGCAGTCCTAAAGTGGCTTGAACGCAATGACTTTGATGTCTTTGAACGTGTAGCGGCAAAGGTACCGGAACTTGGTCGTTGGGACGACTTGCTAGTAGTTGATACTCCAGCAGGACGTGAAGTTGCATACGGAATGATTGGCCGAGCTTTGGCTGCTGGTGATCGTCTCTGTGCAAAGTGGATGCCTCGTAAGGCAACTCCTAAGGATCTGACTGCTCTACATCTTCGTCAGTTCCTTGGTTTGACTCCACGTCAATATCGTAAGGTTCTTGCACGCAATACTGAAGTGGTTGAATCACAGATGTGTGCCAAGAACTGGGCTGAGATCAAGTACGAACATACTCCTTCTGTTGCTGCTGCGCGTTATGCGCGTGCTTTCAAGAAGCAAGATGGTACTCGATACCAAGAGTTCTTGGATTCCTTGAAGAAGGATCCTTCGAAGAAGATCAACGTTGGTACTCTGTACCCTCACGATCTATATCGTACGGCCCTACAAGGTGGTCAAGCTGAATACGCTAACGAAGCTTGGGCCCGTCTTCCAAACTTTATCCCGGAAGGAATTCGTCTCCTACCGTTGGTAGATACCTCAGGATCAATGTCGTCACCTGCGTCAGGACAAGTATCTTGTATGCAAGTGGCGGTTTCGTTGGGCTTGTATATCGCTGAACGCAACACAGGTCCTTTCAAGGACCGTGCGATCAACTTCAACACTAAGTCGGAGTGGATCAAGACAAATCCAAAGGATCGTCTTGACAAGCGTCTCCGTGATATGCAAACTTCTAACTGGGGTGGTTCAACAAATCTACAGTCGGCATTTGATCTTATCCTCGACACTGCTGTAAAGCATAACGTTGATGCTAAAGATATGCCAACGCACTTGATCATCATGTCTGACATGGAGTTCAATAGTGCAACTGGACAAGGTGGTTACTACAGCCGCTCTGAGCAACGGACTTCTGAGAACTTCTCAACTATCGACAACAAGTATGCACGGGCTGGTTATACTCGTCCGAGCATCATCTTCTGGAACCTGAATGCTCGTGTGGGCAATAGCCCAGTCACGATGACAGAAACAGGAACCGCAATGATCTCAGGATTCTCTCCTTCGATCATGAAAACAGCTCTTTCGAACAAGTCGGTAACGCCTTTCGAAACGATGATGGATACGATTGGTAACGATCGCTATGACGTCTTCGGAGTTGATACAAAAATCTAAAAATTAGCAGTTTACTTTGATCCAAGATTGAGGTAGACTGCTAAATAGATCAAAGACAATTGGGCTTCATACAGCACTTACCCTTAATTTTCATTTGAGAAAAAACAAGAGCAAGCCCGCACAATTCAAATAGGATGGTTCCAGCACCACTAACAATGTGATTGGTTCACACTTTGCTTTCAACGCAAACTTAGCTGGTTCAAATCCATCCTGGTATTATTTTAGTAGCATAAAGATTGGGTTGTTTTCAGCAACACTCGTTTATGAAAACAGACGCCTTCGGGCATTACAGGTTCAAATCCTGGATCCCCCACCACAATTTTTTGAGGGGGAGTGGCGGAACGGTAGACGCATCTGAAACACAAAACACAACCCGTATAGTTAGTAATCATTTTAAAGTAGGTTGTCTACAGCAACAATTTTCATTCCATGTTAAGGACGGTGTCGTTGGTTCGAATCCAACCTTCCCCGCCATATTACTTATGGGGAAGTAGCTCAGATGGTAGAGCACGTAGAAATGTACAACCTGTTATTTTAGTTATACTTTATCCTGAAAGAGCTTAGGGCGGATAGCTCTAAGCTCTTTCTTTTTTGGTAAGCGATGAAGATCACATTCAACAGAGCAATTGAAGCTATCGGAGCCATTTTAGGCGTTGCCGGAAGCCTGCTAATTGCTGTAAACTTACCATATTCAAAATGGGGCTTCGTCCTCTATATTGTTTCAAACGTATTCCTAATAGGATGGGCAGTTCGAAAGAAAGCCTATGGGATTTTTTCCATGTACGTCGTATACACTATCGTGAACATCATCGGCATTGTCCGGTGGAATTAATAATGTAATAAGTGAGTATAAATTTGGACAACGACATTCGTAATATGGTTTGGGCTGAGAAGTATCGCCCGAAGACTGTACAGCAATGTATTCTACCACAAGACATGAAGGACAAGTTCCAGAAGTATGTGGACAACAAAGATATTCCCAACCTGCTTCTTTCAGGATCGTCGGGAGTAGGGAAGACCACAGTTGCGGTAGCAATGTGTGAAGAGCTTGGAATCGAATACCTAATTATCAACGGATCCAAGGACGGTACTATTGACGTCCTACGTAACCGAATTGAGCAGTTTGCTGCGACCGTCTCTATGGACGGAGAACGCAAGATGGTTATCCTAGATGAAGCTGACTATCTATCCCACGCAACTCAACCAGCTCTTCGTCGATTCATTGAAGAGTATTCTGCTAACTGTGGGTTTATCTTCACGTGCAACTATCCACAGAAGATCATCGATCCCCTCGTTGGTAGACTAGCACAAATCGACTTCAAAGTCACCGCGACTGAGAAGAAGACTATGGCCCTTGAATTCTTTAAGCGGGCCAAAGAAATCCTGGAAAAAGAAGGGATTAACTACGACAAAAATGCAGTTGCACAATTAATTACAAAGTATATGCCGAACTGGCGTAAAGTGATTAATGAGATGCAAGCATACTCGTCAACCGGCACGATCGATGATGGTATTCTAGCGAACCTTTCTGATGGTGATTGGAACAAGCTCTACGACCTATTGAAGGCTAAGAACTTCACAGAGATTCGCAAGTGGGCAGGCGAGCATAGCGATGTTGATGCGTCAACTGTGTTCCGTAAGTTCTACGACGATCTAGCTCCTAAGCTTTCTGATGACACTGTCCCTGTACTCATTCTTCATATTGCTGACTATCAGTTTAAGGCCGCATGGGTTGCAGACCAAGAAGTGAACCTTGTAGCCTTCTTCGTTGAGGTTATGGCTAACTGTAGGTTTAAGTAATGCTTAGATTTGTTAGAGAGGGAGATGCAACAAAGTTCGGCTTTAACTTCTATCCACTTGAAGATGAACATTCAGCTGGCTTTAGACTCCGACTTTGGGCCTTTAACTTCAGAGTTCGGTATCGTAAGAAGTTTGGGGATTGGGTTTTCAAAAACAGATGGTATGGTAAGAAGCAACTTGAGGCTTCCAAAGCTGAGTTTAGAGCTGGCTTTCCTAGTCACCAACAAGAAGAAGCTGAACGTCAAATAAAGTTGTTGTATCGTGAGTAATGACGTCAAACAAAAGAAGCTTTCTCCATTCGACTTCCTGAATGAGATCAACTCAGGTAAGAGAGATCTCATGGAAGATGATCATGATGGTACAGCAGAGAAGCAATATGTGCCGTTCATCGTAAACCGTGCAATGTCATATCACATCGATACTGTATTGTTCGCCAACGACATGAACATGTATCCAGCACTAGACAAAAAGCTGCAATATCGTTACCACCTAAATAGTGTTAGACCTCGGAAACGTTTTTCGAAATGGTCTAAGCCTATTGATAGTGATGATTTGAAATTAGTGCAACAAGCGTACGGCTACAACATTCGCCTAGCAACTGAAACCCTCTCATTGCTCTCAAAAGAGCAGCTCAACACAATAAGAACAAAACACGATGAGGGTGGAGTAAGTGGCGGTAGTCGAAAGTAATGATATATTCAATGGGTATGGAATAGAAGTTGAACTCCTAAGTCCTGACGATTTCCTTAAGGTAGCTGAGACACTAACACGATTAGGGGTACCAGCTCGTAACGAAAACAAACTGTTTCAGACTTGTCATATTCTCCATAAACGTAATCGTTATGCAATCATGCATTTTAAAGAAATGCTAGCTATAGATGGTAACGATACAACGTATAATTTAGAAGATGAAGCACGACGGAATAAGATAGTGCAACTATTGGAACAATGGAAGCTTGTAAAAGTGATCCAAACGACTTTAGAACCAATAGCAGAGATCAGCAAAGTCAAAGTCATACCTTTTAAAGATAAAAAGAATTGGGTGTTAGTACCCAAGTATACTATTGGGAAAAGGAAATAATATAGTATGGCATTAACTACAGATAGCGCTGAATATGAAATACTATTCAGAGCAGTTGGTGGTGTTGCACAACTTGATCGTAATGCACTTTCATGTGAAATTGGTTTGCGTGAAGGTGGTGGATCAAAGTGGATGATTGAAGCGTTAGCAATTACCGATCAGTTTGATCGTACACACATTGCTATCGATCCATATGGCAACATTGAATATGAAACGGCCGAAGGAATTGCTACCCGGCACGATTATACCAACGAGATGCGCAACCGTTGTATGAAAGATTTATATCAGTATCTTTCAGATGAAGTAAACGATCGTATTAATGTGTTAGTGTTTATTCTTGAAGACACCGAATTCTTTACTCGTTTTGAAAATGGTGTACCACTATATTCCCACGTTAAGAGAATTGCAGACAAGTATGCTGTAATTCATTTTGATGGTCCTCACGCTCACCTGCCATTGATTGCAGAAGCTGAGTTTTTCATTCCACGGACCCTGCAAGGTGGAATGTTTGTTTTTGATGACATTGGTAACTATGATCACCAAGCATTTGAAGACTGGCTATTGCCGCAGGGTTTTATTTTAGTTGAGAAGGGCGTCCGTAAGGCGTCATACCGAAAGATATAATATGAGCTTAGTACAACAAGTAAACGACTTAGCAAAACAAGTACACCAAGGTAACGTTGACGCCGGATGGTGGAGCGATATCAATACAAAGACATCAGCTCTGGCTACGCGTAGCCGTCCCGAAATTTTAATGTTGGTTGTGAGTGAAGTATCTGAAGCCGATGATGGCTTCACAAACAACTTGAATGACGACAAGCTCCCCGAGCTCCCTATGTTCGACGTTGAACTAGCGGATGTTGGTATTCGACAACTAGATGTACTTGGAGCGGAAGCTTCATTACACGGTGGAGAACCAATCGTAATTGATAACTTTGATAATCTGTTAGGCTCTTACGTTAAGAATCTCCTATTGATTTCCAACGTCCGTAGTCGGTTGATGGAAATTGTTAATAGAACTTCGGCTGCTATGGAACATCTCCGTAAGGGTAGAACTGCCCAATACAGAGAAGAACTTGCAAAGGGTCTTGCAATGACCATAGCAGTTGCAAGAGTTCACCAGATCGACTTGTTTGATGTGATGGACCAAAAGCGTAACTTCAACGCCAATCGTTCCGATCATAAGATCGAGAACAGATTAAAAGAAGATGGCAAGAAGTTCTAAGAAGAACATTTGCTATATACTACATTAGAACAACGACTAGCTTTGTGAACAAGGATCACGAGGATAGCCGTTGTTCGCTGTTGCCTGTAACGTTGGCTTAGAGACAAGGACTCTGGGATAACGACAGGCTCGATTTTCGATGCATCAGAGTGCGGGAAGTCAACAAACTTCCCGCCTATCTCCCTAAATACACAAAACAACGTGTATGGAGATAGATTATGAGCTACACAATCACCGCAAAGCAATTAGACGACATCTGCAGTTCTGTTGGACTCTCAACAGTAACTCCATTTGTACCTGCACTTAATGCAGCATTTGCGAAGTACAATATCAACACCAAGAATAGAGCAGCAGCTTTCATTGCCCAAGTCGGCCATGAATCTGGTGAGTTTGTTTTCACTAAAGAAAACTTAAACTATTCAAAGGATGCTCTCTTGAGAACTTTCAAGAAGTATTTCCCTAATGCGGCTCTAGCAGCTCAATACGAACGCAACCCTCAAGCTATCGCTAACCGCGTCTATGCAAATAGAATGGGTAATGGTGATGCTGCTTCCGGCGACGGCTGGAAGTTTAAGGGCCGCGGTTTAATCCAACTAACCGGTCGCAGCAACTATGCTGCGTTTGCTGGATCAATTGGTAAGAACTTAGACGATACTATTGCTTATCTGGAAACAGTAGGTGGAGCCGTTGAATCAGCAGCTTGGTTTTGGACCAAGAACGGTCTGAACGAAATAGCAGATGGTGGTGAAGCTAATTTCACCAAGATCACACAACGTATTAATGGTGGCCAAAATGGTGCACCACATAGACTTACACTTTACAAAAGAGCTTTAGCTGTTCTGTAAGGATAGTTGACTTTCGGCAGAGAATATGAGATACTATTCTCTGCCGTCATATTTTAGGGCAGTGGCTTCCCGTAAGATGCCACAAACATTTCAAGGACAATATGTTTTTTTATTCGAACGTTGCCACACAGGGCAACAATATCCTGCTACGTGGCTATGAAAATGGTAAGCGCGTAAGCAATAAGATCCCTTATAAACCCTATCTGTTTATTAAGAGCGACAAACCTTCCCCTTATAAAACTCTCAAGAAAGAACCAGTCAGCAAGATTGACTTCGGCTCAATCAAAGACGCTCGTGATTGGGTTGCGCAATACGAAGATGTTCCAGAGTTTGCGTACTACGGTATGACTAACTGGATATATCCGTACATCTATGATACGTATGGCTTCAACATCAAACACGATCCATCGCTGATCCGAGTTGGCAACCTCGATATCGAAGTCCGGTCTGACTCCGGCTTCCCTCGCCCCGATGAAGCCTCTCAAGAAGTTACGGCTATTACCGTTCGCTTTAAAGATATTCCATATGTTTGGGGATGTAAAGAATACGATCCCAGAGAACTCATTAAGCTAGGCGTTAAACCCAATGATAACGTCAAGTACGTTAAGTGTCGAGATGAGATTGATCTCCTTAAGAGATTCTTGACTGCATGGCAAGCATTTGACTTCGACGTTATTACTGGTTGGAACGTAAACGGATTCGATATTCCGTACCTCATCAACCGCATCACATTCCTCTTAAGTGACAAAGACGCATTGCGTATGTCTCCTTGGGGAAAGATTCTGTGGCGCGAGATTGAGATCTTCAAGCGCAAGCAAAACTTTGCAACACTAGTTGGGGTTACGATCCTCGACTATATGGAACTGTATAAGAAGTTCTCACCTGGCTCACGAGAGTCGTTCACTCTAGATTACATCTCTAAGTTCGAAGAAGTCGAAATACAAAAGTTCGACTATCATTCGTTAGGGTACAAGAATCTACACGACCTTTATGTTCGAAACTATTCCCTATACATCCACTACAACGTTGACGATACTGGTGTTGTTGAAAAGCTAGAAGGTAAGCTAAAGCTAATCGCTCTAGTGATCACGATGGCTTACAACTCAGGAATCAACTACGCAGACACACTAACGACTGTGCGATTGTGGGACGTTACAATTCACGGTTATCTCATGAAGCAAGGGATTGTAATTCCTCAAGCTAAACGATCGGGAGGAGCATACGGTGGTATTGAGGGTGCTTATGTTAAGGATCCAGTTGTTGGACTTAGCAAGTGGGTAGTATCATTCGACGTTAACTCACTGTATCCATCATTGATTCGCCAGTGTAACATTAGTCCTGAAACGTTTGTAACAACTGTACCAAGTGTTACAGTCGACAGTATGTTGTACAACGGAGCTCATCCATATTCTAAAGATGTGCCATTACCTAACGGCACACCCCACTTCAATAGTGATTTCTTTAAGAAGCTGGTTGACAACAATGCTGGCCTCTGTGCTACAGGTTGTATCTTCGATAATGACCTTGAAGGCTTCTATCCATACTTGATGAGCTATTACTACAACGAGCGCACCAAGTATAAGGGTCTTTTGAAGAAGGCGAAGAAGCAACTTGAGGCTCTGGCTGATAAGACTTCAGAAGAAGGCCAACAACTAGAGCGGGACATTTCCACATATGATATGTTCCAATACTCCTTTAAGATCATGCTCAACTCAGCGTATGGAGCGTTGTCAAATGAACACTATCGTTGGTTTGATCCGAAGCTGTCTGAATCTGTAACCAAGACTGGACAGCTAACTATTCGTTGGGTAGAACGAGCCCTCAACATCTATCTCAACAAAGTCCTCGGATCTGAAGACGACAAGTTCGTTATCTATTGTGACACAGACTCTGCGTACATCTCCTTGGAAAAGATCGTCAACAAATACTGGATCGATAAAACTCCACAAGAGATTGTCGGACTACTTGATAGATTCTGTGAAGAGAAGATCCAGCCAGTAATCAACAAAGCGTTTGATGAACTCAAAGAGAAGTTCAACCACAGAGCTTCTGTACTTGAGATGAAGCGTGAAAGCATTGCTGAGAAAGGTATCTGGACAGCAAAGAAACGCTACATCCTTAATGTGTGGGACTTGGAAGGCTTCAGATATTCTGAACCAAAGCTAAAGATGCAAGGTATTGAAGCTGTAAAGTCTTCAACTCCTCGTGCTGCTCGTGAGTACATTAAAGAAGCACTTAAAGTAATCATGAACAAGAATGAAGGTGACTTCATTGAGTTTATGGAAACAAAGCGCAAAGAGTTTGCAACACTACCATTTGAAGAGATTGCATTTCCACGGAGCTGCAACAATCTGGTTAAATATACCGACCACGCTTCGATCTATCAGAAGGGTTGTCCAATCCACGTGCGTGGATCCTTAGTGTTTAACCATTTGGTTAAGTCGAAGGGACTACAGAACGAAATCAAACTTATCGAAGACGGTGATAAGATTAAGTTCTGTCACTTGATTGTGCCTAATCCTGTACACGAAAACATAGTCTCAACTACAGGAGAGATTCCTAAGGAGTTGGATCTACAACGATTCATCAACTATCGCTTGCAATTTGACAAGGCAGTAGTTGAACCTATTAAGGCAATTGCAACTGCTATCGGATGGGCTGTAGAGAAAGTACCAACCTTGGAGGACTTGTTCTTTGACTAAAGTACAAACAGAATACGGAGACTTTGGGTTCAGCTTCCATTCGGAAGATGATATCACTAAAGAGATTGCTTTAATTGGTGACCAAAACACTGTTGAGTGGTTAGAACGTGCAATGAAACTAAAGGACATGATCCTTCCGTTGTTGCATAATCTAGCAAAGGATCCGGAGCGCGAATATATTAAGTGGCCAAATCGCGGCGAAGCAATTAACAAGTTCATAACGAAAATGTTTGAAGTGATTGACCTGACACCATCAGAAGATGATTTAGTGTAATGAACAGGGTAATTCTGGCTGTAGCGCTTTTGATATCGGTTGTTGCTGCATTCTATTCGGTAACTGGTCTTGCTGCTATTTTTACTGGAGCCACAATAGCTGTCATTATTATGGGAGCTGTGTTAGAAGCTGGTAAGGTTGCAGCAGCAGCTTGGTTACACAAATATTGGCATCTTGCTAACAAAGCACTTAAAGTGTACCTGTGTACAGCGGTAGTTTTGTTAATGGCAATTACCTCAATGGGAACGTTTGGTTTCTTATCCAAAGCTCATTTGCAAAACACAAGCGGAACAACTGTTGCCATTCAACAAGTAAAGCAGTATGATGAAACTATTAAACGCATCGAATCAGAACTTAGCAGACTCGATGCACAAACAACTTCTCTTGATGTTCTCGTTACTGGAGCAGATCCGGAACGAGCTTCCGCTGTCAGAAACAGACAGCGCAATGAAAGAGCTCAGATCAGTGAGCGTCGAGCTGGACTGTATAGTGAGCGTGATACAGCAGCGGCTGCCCGAGACAAACTACGAACAAACGTGGCAGGCGCTGAAGCTGAAATCGGGCCTATCAAGTATGTTGCAGAACTAATATATGGAACCCAAGCTGACGCTGCATCGTATGATAAAGCTGTTCGCTGGATGATAATTTTGCTAGTGGTTGTATTTGATCCACTAGCAATCTCGCTGCTAATTGCAGCACAATCGGGATTTGAAATAGAACGAAAGAGACCAGCTAAGCTGGCTCCTTTACCAGATATTCAACCTATTATACCAGAACCTATTTTAGAAGAAAACATAGCGGAAGAAGTGGCTGACGTTCCGGAGGAAGTAATTCCAGAGGAGACAGAAGCACAATGGCTCTCTAACGTAAGAGCTATTCGTAAAGCTCAACCTGATGCAAATAATGTCAGCTTGATTGAGTTAGCAAGCACCTCTGACGAATAAATATGTGCAGTGGGGTAATTCCCCACTTTAAAACAATCAATCCAGATATAGAAAGAAAACATATGACTAGTAGCCTAATGGCTAAGATGCTCAAGAGTGGAGCATCTTCGGCCTTCGCGTCTGTGCTGTCCGAATCAGCATTCTTTAATAACAAAGACGTAATTCAAACAGACCTTCCAATTCTTAACCTCGCATTCTCCGGATCACTAGATGGTGGTTTAGTCCCTGGACTAACACTATTTGCTGGGGAATCGAAGTCGTTCAAGACATTGCTTGGTCTTTATTGTATGAGAGCTTATCTCAACAAATATCCAGAAGCTATTGCTATCGTATATGACTCGGAGTTTGGTATCACTCCTGAGTATCTAATGGCTTACAATATTGATACTTCACGTGTACTGCACATTCCAATCGAACACATTGAACAATTGAAGTTTGATATGGTCCAACGTTTGAATGATATCGAGCGTGGTGACAAAGTATTCATCATGATTGACTCATTGGGCCTTGGTTCCAAGAAGGAAGTGGAAGATGCACTAGACGAAAAGTCTGTTGCTGATATGACTCGCGCAAAAGCTCTTCGTAGCTTCTTGCGTATTATAACTCCACAATTAACCACGAAGAATATTCCGTGTATTGCAATCAACCACATCTACAAGACCATGGAAATGTTCTCTAAGAATGTTGTTGGTGGTGGTAGTGCTCCTGTGTACTTTGCAAACCAGATCTTCATTATCACGAAGGCTCAGGATGCGACTGGACAAGGTGCTACAAAGGTCCTACACGGATTCAACTTCACGATCAACATCGAGAAGTCTCGCTTCGTCCGTGAAAAGGAAAAGTTGTCCTTCAACGTATCGTTCGAGACGGGCGTGAACAAGTGGTCATCAATCTTAGATCTTGCCCTCGAATCAGGAGATGCAACGAATCCAAAGAAGGGTTACTACGATCTAGTAGATCCAGATACCGGTGAGATTCTAATCGATAAGCCAGTGAAGGAATCAGGAACGGAAAACGAAGACTTCTTGGGAGTAATTTTGAAGCGCCCAGGATTCAAAGCATTCGTTGAGAAGAAGTTTAAGTTATCACCCACATCTCTGTCACTTGATACAGAGGTTGAAGACGACGAATAGTAATAGATGTTAGACAATCTAGTATTGAAAAGTATTACGAGCAACGAAGAATACGCTCGTAAAGTAGTACCGTTTCTAAGGAAGGAATATTTTGCAGATAAGGCTCAGCAAGCCATCTATCTGATTGCAGACGAATACTTTAGAAAATACAATAAGTGTGCCACGTTAGATGTTCTGGAGATAGAATCTTCTAAACTCCAGAACATTAATGAGAAACTATACGAATCGATTGTCGAAGAAGTAAAAGGCCTCTCCAACGTAGAAGTTGGAGGGGACCTCCAATGGCTTGTAGATCAAACTGAACAGTTCTGTCAAGAACGTGCATTGCACAACAGTATGATGAAGTCGATCGAGATCATGAAAGGTAATGAAAAACACCTAACCAAGACATCGATTCCTGAAATAATGCGTGAGGCTCTATCAGTTAGTTTTGACACTCGATTGGGTCACGACTACTTCATGGATGCTGAACATCAGTACGACTACTACACAAGTCCTCAAACCAAGATACCATTCGATATTGATGTACTAAATGACATCACAAGTGGTGGTATCACTAGAAAGACTCTAAACCTAATCATCGGAGGTACACACTCCGGTAAGACTTTGGGTATGTGTCACTTAGCTGCTGGCTATATGACAATGGGGTATAACGTACTCTACATCACGATGGAAGAAGCGGAAGAGAAAATCCGCCTCCGTATCGACGGCAACTTGATGGGACAGTCTTTGGATCAAATTCCAAAGATGTCCAAAACTGCTTATCTGAACAAAGTAGAACATATTCGTTCTCGAACAGTTGGTAAACTCCGCATTAAGGAATATCCAACTTCGGGTGCAAGTGTTGCAAACTTTAGGTTCCTTGTCAATGAATTAAAGATCAAGGAGAATTTTGTTCCAGATATAATCTTCGTCGATTACTTGAACATCTGCGCCAGCGATCGATTCAAGAACGCTGACAGCTTATACACATATAACAAAGCGATTGCAGAAGAGCTGCGTGGTTTCGCAAAAGAAACTGACGCAGGTCTATGGACTGCAACACAACTTAACCGTGAAGGTTTCAAAGACTCTGATCCTGATATGGGTGACGTGTCAGACAGTTTTGGTGTTCCCATGACTGCTGACTTGGCCATCATAATCATTGGATCGGATGACTTGGATCGGATGGGTCAACTGAAGGTAAAGCAACAGAAGAATCGCTATAGAGACTTAAACTATAGAAAGAGCTTCTTAATTGGTTGCGATAAACCAAAGATGCGTTGGTATGATCTGGAAGACTCTGCCCAGCCACCGCAACAGTCGAAGGAAGAGGTAACTGTTCCTGGTAAGCGTAATGTGTCTAGTACCTCAGCAAAAGCTGATATGTTTGGAGATTTTAGTTAGTAATGGTCAAGTATAATGTTAAACGCGATTATGACTCTGGCAATAAACTTGTGTATAACATAGTAGAAGAACCCAGCAATACTATAGTTAAGAGCTATAGTGAATTCGTCCGAGCTCAATCAATTGCGCATGGACTTAATAACGGACGAGGCTTCAATACCCTTATGCCGTCCTTCTTTGTTTCTAATCTTGACCACTTTAAGAAACTTGTTGATTTTAGGGACGATATCGAAGATACTATTAAAGTCGGCTGATTTCAGCTGTCTCCATTAAACTTAGGCTATGCCCTCACCCGGATGTCTTAACGGGCATCCGGGTGATTTTTTAAGGTGCTGCTATGAGCGGTAATATGTTTCCTCAAGCGTCTCCCATTAAAATAAGGGACGTTATGGATGTTGAGAAACGACTTGCAGAGATCTTAGCGAGTGAGGGGATACGTCTTATAACAGGAATTGGAAGTTCCCATTATAAAGCTACAGCAAACGATATCGATGTTTTTGTAAACGCTAACCGGTTCGATAACGAACAGTTAGCAAGACAATATATCAGAAAGCTTTTGGAACATCAGCTAATAGAATGCAAACAGAGCGGACGGATAGTCCACGCACTAATGCCTAATGGTTCTGAGTGGGTCCAAGTCGACATCTTTGTATTAGAAGATGCTAACAGGGTGGCGCAGTTTCATCAACATGGGAATGCATACAACGATCCTTCTTTTTCTAGTTCCGATCTCTTTATACTGTACGCATCCATTGCGAAGTATAAGGGGTTGAAGTTTGATCCATTTGCTGGTAAGCTCATCGACAGGGAAGATTTGTCAGTCGTTGCTATTGATACCGCTGGTGTGGCTAAAGCTCTATTAGGTCCTGATGCTCGTCCTATGGACATTAAAACGGTTCCAGCTATTCTGGACTACTTACACAACGATCCACATAAGTCTGAAATGGTAGCGGACGCTAGAGCCAATCCTAGAATGAAGGTGAAAATCTAATGGGCATTGTTCACATAGAAGACCTGTACCACAAACATGGCATTCGACCTATTCAAATTTTGATGGAAGACATTCTGTCAGGGACAGCAAAGATCTCTATCAAATATGATGGATCCCCTGCTGTTGTCTTCGGCCATAACGATAATGGTATCTTTGTTGCTACTAAGGGATACTTCAACAAGACTCCTCAGTTGTTCTACAGCGTTGAAGATATCCAAACAACCTTAGCTGGTCGCAATCAACAATTGATTGACATTATGGTTAAGCTGTTTAATGTCATCTCATATTTCCCACCTGAGCACGGAAACATCTATTTTGCAGATGTTATGTTCGATGGGGTGATGGCAGCAACAAAACCGTTCCAACCAAACATCGTATCTTATATCTTGAAGGACTTCTACAGAAGACACAACACTCCATTCGTAATGGGCTTAGCTGTCCACACGCAACTTCAAGGAACGGCTCCATATACCTGTTCTATGATTTGGCAACCTAACGTGGACATTGAAGAGAAAGTTCTACCCCTTCTTCGAGGTACACACAATGCATCATTGGACGATGTAATGGCGTGGAAAGCTGATATGATCAAAGCTCTTAACGAGATCGCAATGGATCGGGTTTCAGCTTTTATCACTTACGAGGCAACAGAGTTCACTAGCAGAACGGTGGTTCCGGGGCACGAAGGATTTGTAATCCAGAGTGGACCTCTGTTTGTCAAACTAGTAGATAAAGACCACTTCACCAAAGCAAATAAAGATCCAAACGTAAAACGCGGCTGGACAATTCCTAAATAAGTGTAAAAGGGAAACACTCATGCCTGCAGCAAAGTCTATCGTCAACAAAGCGCCTAAGAAAAAGGATCCGCTTAAGCAGCGTACCACAAACGCTGCTCCTAAGAAGCCAGGCACTAAGCCTCCCATTAAACGGAAGTCGAAGGCTCCCGCTAGTACTCTGAATACTCCACCAGAAGCTGTACGCCCAAAGAAGGGCAAGACGCACTCTGGACAGAAGGCAGCTCTTATTGTTGTACGTCCACGCTTGAAGGGCATACACGAAGAGCTTAAGACGGCTGTTGTCGCATGGGGACGTATGAATCCCCCTACAGTTGGACACGAAGCTCTTGTTGATGCAGTAGCATCAATTGCCGAAGAAGTTGGTGGCGTACCTCTACTATGCTTATCAAACACGGTGAACGCAAAGAATCCATTAACTCTTTCTGAACGTATGGTTTTAGTTGAAGAAGCTTTTGGTGATAAGATCTACACGATCGATGAAGCTTCAATCAAAGATCCGATCAGTCTGTTTGCTCACATTGCAGAACACTATGATAACATTGTTGTCGTAACAGGTGAAGAGCACGAAGCTGATTACCTGAGAATGCTTTCAGTGTATAATGGTTCAGAGTTTGTATTTGAAGATGCAGAGGTTGTAGTCTTAGAACGCAACGCTAAATCGGAAGTTCTATCTGAAAACATCTCAGCTACCAAGATGCGTGAGTATGCACAAGACGGTAATTTTGAATCATTCAAAGAAGGCTTACCAGCTAACCTACCAGCACAAGAAGTGTTTGAGCAATTGCGCTACAGCATGACCTTGCAAAATCTTCTTGTATCAGAATCAACTACTATCGAAACCAAAGTATTACAAAGTATTGTAGAGTATCGTAACCGTAATGTCTAATTATAGAGTAGAAAAAACTCAGTTCGATAACTTTCATGTTATTCACAAGCCTACAAAAGTTGTTGTAGCTGTAATTGAACCAATCTCTAAACCAATTCGAAGTTTGCTTGGTGTTAAGTACAGAACCGACTACCATGTGAAAAATCAAGTTGGAGTTAGTCCTGAGCCGTTTAAAACAGTCAAGGCTGCCGCTCATCATTCAATTGAAACTCACGAGCGACATAAGGACACTCCACCCCCTCATCCGATGCATGGAGTTGGCGCGGCACTACAAGCGGTAACTCACGCTATACAGCAAGCAGCTAAAGATCCTCGAATGAACGATCATACCTCTCAACATGGGTTGCTTCAAATCTCTAAAAGACATGCTGACGCTGTTCAAGCATATAAAAATCATACTGAGACGTAATGGCAATCACTTTGACACTAAATAGGATTAGAAAAACAATCCTATCTGGGAGATCAATATATGCCACTTTGGGGTACAACTACTTCAGATGAATCTAAGCCAAAGTATCTAAGCGGGCCTGAAAAGACCAATACGTTTGCTACATCTTTAGGTTGGGTTCAAAAGAGAGACGATGGTACAGAAGAATTGCTTGTATCAATTGGTGGTTTAGCTGCTGCTCTTGCAAACTCAAATATTACAGCTGTCTTCTTTGCTAACACAGCTGCATCTTATGTGCAAGCAAATGCGAACGCTTTCGTTACAGTAGCATTTAACGAAAAGGTTACCGTAACAGGAAGTCCTACTCTTGCTGTAACAGGTAACGGTGCTAGCGGTAACGCTGTTGCAACGTACAACTCTGGTTCAGGTACCAACAAGTTGAACTTCAAGTTCACTGTTCCTTCCGTAACACAAACGCTTTCAATTGGTAACCAATCAGTTGCATTAGCTGGTGGTAGTATCGTTGATGCTGAAACCGTTGCAGCAACTCTAAGCTTTACGACAGCTGTGGTGACGGGCGTACGAGATGCACCAGGTGCATCAGCTAACGTTGCTGTAGCCTAAGCGATAGTTTCATAATGTCAAACACAGTCTCATCTTTTAAAGATATCTTAGCGAAGGTGCAGCCAACACAAGCTGCACCTTCCGGTGCGTCTATGGCCCCAGGATTTCTAAGTGCTATAGCTTCAGCACAATCTAGCGATCCTGTACAGGTTACTAATGCTATTAACGAATCAAGAACAAACGCAGCAATCTCAACTCGAATCCCAGCTAGTACGGCTGGCCCAGTTAAGACAAACGGGTTTGGTTCTATGCTACAGCGAATTGCTGCAGAGAATGGGGCCAAAGTCGTGTCCGTTCTTGAGAGCGCAAGTCCGGTTCCAGTTGCACCAGTTCCTACGGCGCCGGTTGTAGTTGATGAATTAGCACCGATTACGGAAGAATCTACAATCGGTGCTTTTGTTAAAGGTTTAATAACACCTTCTGTTGAATTGCATCATACGTTTGCAAATAAATCAATTCAACATTCCCACGACAGTGTAGAACATGCTCGTTCAGTTTTAGAGCACCTACACAGTTCATCGGATGACCCAGTTTATAAAGCACACATTGCAAAAGCTCATGGAGCCTTATGTGAAGTTTCTAAGACATTGGGAGAAGCTACAACACATTTGACCAATGCTAATCTACATACAAAACAGTAAGGTTAAAATAAGCTTTATATAATGGTTAGTATTGTAACGAGTGAAAATTTTACGTTGGTAGCAGCAAAGTATTATGATGATATTGCTGCTACCGACCAAGAGTTCCAAGATGATCTTCGTCGGTTCTCACTGATAAAGAGACTCTTTAATTCTTATTTGCGTACCGGTGAGTTGAAAGAGCGTTTAATCTTCAACCACATCATAGTAATATACAACATGTTTGGTTCCGTGGCTCCCGCGTTGTTGTTCCATGAGTTGAGAGAGTACTTGCCTCAGTTGGCCCCTTTCTTAATTGCGTTGAATAGATTACCTGAAAGAGTGAACACTGTGTTCACTTCAACAATAACTTTGGACTCGGATGTTGTGCTATGGCTGAGAAAAAACAAGATCTAAAAGAAGACATGTGCACGGCTGGCTCCGGCGCTGTTGCAGGAATTGGCGTTGGTCCTAACGGCGAACCCGGCGTAAACAAAAAGAATAAGTTAGCTGTTGTTATGGCTGACGTCTTAACTCGTAAGAAGATGGTGAAATAAATGCGCTCACCATCTATATCCCGCGCTATATCAGAGATTGAGCAACTCTCCAAATCGCTAAATATACCAAATGATTTGGATGCTCCGACTGTTAGTGAATGTTTTGTGTTTTGGAAAGTTCAAAGTCCGATTGAAGATAGACTCCAGAAACGAAAGACGCTAACAGATGACCAACACACCAGTTGACGCCTCTTCTTACTCAGAAGATTGGAGTTCATACCGCAAACTCGTCGTCGATACTCTAAAGAGATTAGACGACCGCACGATGGAAATATACCAAAAGTTCTTCGACTTAATGGGTCGAGTCACTGCACTCGAAACTATCGACGTTGACAAAGAGATCAGTCGTGTTGAGAAGAAAATTGAATCTGTAGAAACAGATGTCGAAGAGCTATCTGATAACTTAGAAGATCTAAAAGTAGAGTTGGGAGAGCAAAAAGGCTTCCGTCAGGGCGCTACTTGGATCATCGGTGGCATTTGGGCTATTGCATCAATTCTGCTAAGTGTTGGTTTAGAAAAGATTTTCTAAAATTTGTTGACCTTTTATTCGCTTTGTCGGATAATTCGTCTGTTGATTCCATGACATTGTAACTTAAGTGAGGCGCTTCACCCGCGCCATTGATTAATAATGAGTAATTTACAGCTCGATATCAAATATGCTAACATGCTGGCGTTCCGTCTGGAGAGATTCAAGACGGTTAAAAGAAACCTCTTCAAAAGTAGATGTCCTCTGTGTGGTGACTCTGCAACTAACAAACGCAAGACTAGGTTCTACATCTACGAAGATAAAGGGTCGTTAAAGTACAAGTGTCATAAGTGTGGCAAGGGAGGGAAGCTTTTCTTCTTTCTTAAAGACCATCACCCCGATCTATACAATGACTACTGCATGGATGAGTTTGGTGAAAAGAAACTTGAGCGCCAATCAGATCCTATCTTGGAGTACACAAAACCCAAGTATGAAACATCAGGAATACTGAAGAACGTCAAACGTATCTCCCAACTACCCCACACACATAAAGCTAAGACGTACGTTGAGTCTCGTTTAATTCCGCCAAATGTCCATTCGAGATTATACTTCCATCTAAATTTCATCAAGTGGATCAATGAGTTAATCCCTGATAAAATAGAGTTTACTCCTGAAATCGATCCAAGGCTCGTCATTCCATTAATCGATCGAAAGGGACGTTTATTCGGCGTTCAAGGTCGAGCTCTAACATCAAAGCAAACCCAAAGATATATTACGATTCGGTTCGATGAATCCGATTCAACTCCCAAGCTCTTTGGACTAGATAAAGTAGACCCGAACAGGAAGATTTATATCCTGGAGGGTCCGATCGATTCTTTATTCATACCCAATGCAATTGCTCTAGCTGGAGCGGATTGTTCACCAGATCTGATTTTAGAATACACAGGCACAACAAAAGATCGGTTAGTGTACGTCTTCGATAATGAACGAAGAGGTAAGCATATCACTGATCGAATGGAGCGTCTGATGAAAGATGGCTATAACGTTTGTATATGGCCAAAGAAGACAGACGGTAAAGATGTTAACCAGATGGTCCTTAATGGGGCTTCTGCTGCTGACATTGCACTCACCATCGATAACAATACATTTACAGGCATAGCAGGCCAGTTACAATTAGCCAGTTGGATACACACATCGTAATGAATACCTTTGATAATGAATATGCTAAGCTTGCTGGATTAGTTCTTGATTGTGGTGACCATAGGATGGAAAGGACTGGTACGGGGGCCAGTGCTATATTTGGACACCAGATGAGATTCAATCTACAAGAAGGTTTTCCTCTCCTAACAACAAAGAAGCTTCATACTAAGTCTATCTTCATTGAGCTTTTGTGGTTCCTAGCTGGTAGTACAAACGTTAAGTGGCTGCAAGATCGTGGGGTCACCATTTGGGACGAATGGGCTGATGATAAGGGAGAACTTGGTCCCGTCTATGGTAAGCAGTGGCGCCGTTGGGAAAAGATGGACTGGTGGGAAGATGCTTATTCCAATGACAGAGGTTTTGTTAATCGTCCAATCGATCAGATTGCAAAGTTAATTGATGGGTTAAAGAACAATCCATATAGCCGTCGACATATTGTTACAGCTTGGAACCCAGGAGAAATTGATGAGATGGCTCTACCACCGTGTCATATGATGTTCCAAATGTTTGTGTCTAGTGACAAGAAATTATCTTGTCAACTATACCAGAGGTCTGTTGACATTGGACTTGGATTGCCGTTTAATATAGCCAGTTATGCTCTCTTGACTCATTTGATCGCACAAGTATGCGGATATGAAGTCGGTGAATTTATCCACACATCTGGTGACGCTCACGTCTATGATAATCATAGAGATGCGATTGCTATGCAGATCATGAGACAATCTTTTGATCCACCTAAGCTTATACTAAACCCCGATATTAAGAACCTAGAAGATTTTAAAATTGTTGATATGAAGATTGAAGGTTATCAATCTCATCCACATATTCCGATGGCTGTTGCTGTATAATGGTTTCACTGTGTCTAATAGCAGCAATGTCTGCTAACAACGTAATAGGTCTTGACGGTAAGATGCCGTGGGATCATATTGAAGCAGACATGCAACACTTCCGAATGACTACAAAAGAATCAGTAGTGATCATGGGAAGAAAGACGTGGGATAGTTTACCGCGTAAGCCACTACCCAAACGCAAATGCATTGTATTAACTTCTGACCCCAAGACGGTGGGTTATGAAGGTGGTGTAGGATATTCATCAATGGGTGATGTTCTAGATGATGCATTCAACACTGCTGAAGAAACAAACAGCAAAACTGTATTTGTAATCGGCGGTGGACAGATCTATGATATGCTAATAGATATTGCTGATGAAATGTACTTGACTGACATCCATGCCACATTTGACGGTGATACATACTTTCCTACATTCAACGAACAAGATTGGGACATAGAGACTCTGATAACCACCTGGGATACAGAAGTTCTATTTGATCCTAATCGTGTTACCATTAAACACTATAAGAAAAAGAACATTAATGCAGAAGATCTACGTAACTAAGCGAGACGGACGTAAAGAGGAATTAGACCTCGACAAAATTCACAAAGTAGTTCAGTGGGCATGTGAAGATATCGCTGGCGTATCACCTTCTGAAATCGAACTAAAGTCACAAATTCAATTCCAAGATGGAATGAAGACGAGTGATATTCAAGAAACCCTCATCAAAGCAACAGCGGACTTAATCAGTGAAGAAAATCCTGGGTACCAGTATGTTGCTGGTAGGTTTATTAACTATCATTTACGTAAGCAAGTCTATAATCAGTACGAACCCGTTAGACTTTATAATCTAATCAAGACCAACGTTGAGCAAGGTTGGTATACACCAGAGCTTCTCGATTGGTACACGGAAGAAGAAATCGACCGTATTGAGTCGCTAATCGATTACGGTCGAGATGATGACTTTACATATGCTGCAATGCAGCAGTGGCGTGAAAAGTATCTCATCAAGAATCGAGTGACTGGAGCATTCCAAGAAACTCCTCAAGTAGCCTTTGCACTAATTGGTGCAGTGCTATTCCATAAAGAAGTTGATCGCTTTAAGTGGATCAAAGACTTCTATGACCTATCGTCCAAGTTTGTAATCTCTTTACCAACGCCTATTATGGCGGGCGTCCGTTCTCCTGATAAGCAATTTTCTTCATGCGTTCTAATTGACGCTGAAGATGACCTCCATTCAATCATTGCAGCATCAGGTGCTATTAAACTCTACGTTAGTAATCGTGCTGGTATTGGACTAAACGTTGGTCGCAATAGAGGTCTAGATAGACCTGTTCGTGGAGGACGCACTCGTCACACCGGCCTCATTCCCTACATCAAAGGCTTCCAAGCTGATAATGCTACATGTTCGCAGGGAGGCATCCGAAAAGGATCCGCTACACTTTATTACATATTCTGGCACCACGAAATTGAAAACCTACTTGTTCTAAAGAACAATAAGGGAACTGAAGAAACTCGTGCTCGTCAAGTAGACTATTGTGTCCAGCTCAACAAAGTGATGTACGAACGCCTACTACAGGGTGGAGACATTTCATTGTTCTCTCCTAACGCTGTTCCTGGTTTGTATGAAGCCTACTTCAGTGACGTGGACAAGTTCCGTGAGCTATATGAAGCTGCTGAAAAGAACCCTATGCTTCAGCAAAAGAGAATCTCTGCTAACGAGCTGTTCTCTAGCTTGATGCAGGAACGTAAGGACACTGGTCGAGTCTACATCATGAATGTGGACCACGCAAACGATCACGGAGCTTATATTAAGGATCGTGCAACGATCTATATGAGCAACCTCTGTACAGAAATTCTACACCCCACAAAGCCAATGAAGCATCTGTTCGATGAAGATGGTGAAATTGGAACTTGTACACTTGCTGCCAACAACTGGGGTGAGTTGAAAAGTACAGATGAGTTCAAGAAGCCGGCATACGTTATTACAAGAGCGTTAGACAATCTTCTAACGTATCAAGACTATCCGGTGCTTGCTGCCGAGCTTACAACGAAGAAGCGTAGACAGTTGGGTGTTGGTGTTATCAACTTCGCATACTGGATGGCAAAGCATGGTTTCACATACGATGACGTTACACCAGAAGCTCTAGCTGAGATTCACCGTTGGACAGAAGCATGGTCATATTGGTTGATCAGAGCTTCTTGTGATCTGGCTAGAGAGCGTGGTCCTTGTAGTGCTGTCGAAGATACGAAGTATAGTAAGGGCATCTTGCCAATCGACACCTATAAGAAAGATGTTGACCAACTTACGCCTCCGATCTATTATATGCCTTGGGATGAATTGCGGGTCGATCTAAGGAGAGATGGTATCCGGCACTCGACTCTGATGGCTCTAATGCCATCAGAAACGAGTTCACAAATCTCTAACTCAACGAATGGCATTGAGCCTGTTCGTGCTCTCGTAACAATCAAGGGCGTTTCCAGACAAGTTGTTCCAGAGATCCGTCGTCTAAAGAACAAGTACGATTTGCTATGGAACCAAAAGTCGCCTATCGGCTACTTGAAGATCATGGCTGTCATCACCAAATTTATTGACCAAGCAATCAGTACAAACACATCTTACAATCCAGAAAACTATCCTAAGGATGAAGAAGGTCGTCACCAGATTCCAATGTCGGAATTGATTACCCATCTCATCTTCTGTTACAAGTATGGTCTGCCTACTCTGTATTATTTCAATACATATGATGGTGCTGGTGAAACTAAACATGAAGATGTTGAGTTACCAGAAGGTGAGTTTGAAGACGCAGATTGCGATACCTGTAAGATTTAATGAGTTATTCAGTATTCCCTCTGCATGAGCAGAACCATTTAAAAGCAAAGATGTTCTTGGACGAAGCGGGTGGCGTGAACGTCGCCCGCTATGAAAAGGTAAAGTATCCAGCCTTAACAGGATTCCTCAAGAAGCAAAAAGGCTTCATGTGGGCTCCTGAAGAGATTGATCTAACTGTAGACTCCAAAGAGTACAAAGAACTAAACAAGCACGAGCAACATATTTTTGTGTCTAACTTGCTTAGACAGTCGTTACTGGACTCTGTACAAGGCCGAGCTCCAATGCTAGCGTTCGGAGCTATTACAACTCTACCAGAACTTGAAGCATGGTGGATTTGGCAAGGTGCTATTGAACAAATTCACAACGAAAGCTATACACACATAGTTCGTAATGGTGTTCCTGATCCATCAAAGATCTTCGATACGCTGTTAGAAATTGAGCCAATTGTGGATTGTGCTAAGTCTATTAGTTCATACTACGATAAGCTTATTCATCTGAATAACCTAAAGGCTGTACACGAGACGTATGATCTAAGCTACGATGCTTACGAACATAAAAAGGCTTTGTGGCTGGCCTTACATGCTTTGAATGCTCTTGAAGGTATTCGCTTCTATGTTTCATTTGCATGCTCATGGGCGTTCGCGGAAACTGAACGAATGAAGGGCAATGCTAAGATCATTAAGTTGATCTGTCGTGATGAGAACTTGCACTTAGGCTTTGTTCAACAAACGATTAAGATGTTGCCTAAGGATGATCCAGACTACATCTCTATTAGAGAAGAATGCCTTGAAGAAACACGACAAATCTTCATCGAAGCTGCGGAGCAAGAAGTATCTTGGGCCAAGTATTTGTTCAAAGATGGATCGATGCTTGGACTCAATGAACATCTACTCACGCAATACGTCCATTGGATTACTTCAAAACGTATGAGTACTCTAAAGTATGAAAGTCCGTATAAGGTGGCTTCAAATCCATTACCATGGACAGAGAAGTGGATTGCTGGTGGTGATGTTCAAGTGGCTCCTCAAGAGCAAGAGCTAACGATGTATACCTCACAGGATATTAAGAGAGACTTGAGTATGGACTCCATGAGGGGTTTATCTCTCTAGGTCTAAATAAAATCAACACGGCAGGCCCCTCTGCACTCGTAAAGAGTGTACGGGCCTGTTTTCATATCTAAATACCTGATAACAAAACTGTGAGTGTATCATGCCAATCAAACCCTTCTTAGACCATTTGCACGAAGCTTATCAGCATAATGCCGCTATGAAGGATCATCTGCAAGATACAGAGACTGCATTCTTTCAACACGTGAAACAACCTCACGAAATTGCTCAAGAGCATGGAGAACTAAGACAGCTACACAAAGATGCTGTTGGAAAGCATCCACTATCAATTCTAAGATACACTGGAGTTGAGTCGGGAGATTTAAACAGTCGTCTAGTTAGAGGTGAATCTCCTACGATTATGCAACAGTCCTTGCATAAGAATCTGCATACGATGTATGATTCGGCTGCACCTTTACAAAAGACTCACCATGTTTATTCATCAACAGGTCATTTTGATCCTAGTTCTGCAGTTGGTGAGCATGGTGTGTTCCATACTCCAGCTCACACAAGTGCTAGCTTACATCCAGGTATCGCTGCTATGCACGCAAACGCTACGTCTGATTCTGCTAAACACGACCACCACATAATCCACTTTGAGCTTCCAGCAGGATCACAACACGGTTTGTACATCGGAGGAACCTCAAAGTTCCCTGAAGAACGTGAGTTCTTATTGCGTCCAAACAGTAAGTGGAAGGTGACTGGTAAAACAGAACACCAAATGACTCCTACAACTAAGCGTACGATATGGCATGTTAAGCCACACGATGCTAAGTTGAACGAGTTATTCAACCATGATGTAGAGGACTTGACATCCGTATCTGCTGCATCAACAGCTATACGAGCAGAATCACACCACGACCGTATGCATGCAGCGTTTAAAGAAGTTGGTAATGATTTCAGAAATATAAACTCACAACACCACCATCATGCTAAAACTTTAAATGAATATACAGACGAATCGTACCCTATTAATATGGTTTTGATTAGTGGCCATAACGGAAGCCATGATTCATCATTCGTTACTAAACAAACTGATAGAATTTCCAGAGCGATTCAACATTACTCAAAACCACTTGATCATGAGGCGCATGTTTACAGTGGCTTAGGACACTTTGATCCTACGGATCACTTCAAACGAGAAGGTGGTAAAATTCATTTACCAGCTTTTACATCCACTTCTATAGATCCTAGTATAGCTAAAGGGTTTTCACAACACCACTTTACTCCTGGTGATAACAAGCAAACTCATCGACATGTACTTCATTTTCATCTCCCAGAAGGTTTCAACAAGGGAGCGTATGTGCATGGAGCAAGTCATGTTGGATATGAGAAAGAATATTTGCTCGACAGAGGACAATCTTGGAAGTTGAAGCAACATACAGTTGTTAAAGAGAATCAAAAGAAAACTGATGGTACAAACGTTGAGCACCATGTGCATATTTGGTCTGTAGTACCTCATGAAGATACATTAAAAGAAATGGCACACTCTCACGATCCTAATAACCCCCACTTTAATACAGAGAAAGATCCGTTAGGTCTAGATTGGGATGCCCCTGATTCATCCGAGCACCATGAAGCTGAGCATAACCATTTGGCAGCTTTGCATCACTGTGATCATCCGGATCATCATACTCACATTGGAACATGGAGTGAATCAAGCGCAACAATAACTCACCATTTGATTAACAACCTTCCAATGCATCCTGACTTTCAAGCTGTAACAAATCATATGGATCATTTGATGAGTACAGCAAAGCCACTTGAGCATACGCACCACGTTTATTCGAGCTTCGGAGAAGTAAGTCCTGGGTCGTTAATACACCACAAGAATCATTTCAAAACAGCAACGTATATCTGTGCATCTCTTAATCCTGAAGTTGCTGGTATGCACGCTAACCCTGGTGCAAGCAACGCTCACAAAGAGACTCATATCCTACACTTTGAACTACCTAAGGGATACAACAAATGTAGATACATCGCTCCAGCTTCGCACATTGAGCACGAGCATGAAATGGTTATTGATAAGAACCAAACATTTGAACACGTTGGACATCAGAAAATTGGAAATAGACACATATGGTCTATGCGACCGTATCAAAAACTAACCGAAGCGTACTTCCACGATCCAAAGATGTTTAGAGATTCAAGCTATAAGGTCCGTGGGTTTAATGATACAAGTCTTAGAACTGTAGACCTACCACACGCTAGAAGTAGTAAAGTTGAACATCTAAACGCTACTAAAAATGAGTTTAATGTTGACCACTCAAATGATCATCATCAAAAGATGTCTGCGTTTGGACCATCTAAAGAACACTTGTGGGTTGATCCCACATCTCCTAAAACACACGATCACGCCCATGCATTAAAACAATATACTGGAGAGATGTCTGGTAGAATAAACACCGCTTTAATTCATGGTTCGCCCAACAAATTTGATCATGAAAAGGTTAACGCATTATCTGAAGCCATAGCTCATTTTGCAAAACCGTTAGACCACGAAGCACACGTGTATAGTGGTATTGGTGGCTTCCACCCAGGAGAACATTTTAAAAAGAACGGTGGCGTTATTCACATGCCAGCCTTTACGTCTACTAGTTTAAACCCAAGACAAGGTGCGGTATTCGCTAGAGAAGAAAAAGAACAAAGAACTGCAACAACTGCTGGCCGTCCACAACATATTACAGAACATCATGTGTTGCATTTCCATCTACCAAAGGGATACGATAAGGGCACATACGTTGACAACATCTCTAAGTGTGATGGTGAACACGAATACCTAATGGATAAAGGTCAACATTGGAAGATGACTGGACATAAGGTTGTAACTAGAAGTGACCATCACGTTTTGCGCGATGAAGATGGTAGTATTAGAACAAACAACATTAAAAGTAAAGTTCATATCTGGAGCGTAGAGCCACACGTACCATCTAACCGAGATAAGTTAAGAGCACACTCAGATACTTTAGTAAGAAAAGCAAACCACACAAATGCTCTTGAAAAACTAAAACACTCAGACGACACGATCTAGATGGATATCTCTAAATACTCCTAGTAACAAAGGAGTATTTTCATATGGCTCAACTTAGACAACTACACGAATGTGATGACTGTAGTTCAAGTTTTTACCTAACTGGTATTGACACAACTGTTAACGAAGCTAAGTTCTGTCCGTACTGTGGTTCTGATAATCTTCAGAACGATAGTGATGAAGAAACGTTGGGGTTGTTTGAAGAATAATGTGGCTGTATAAGGGTGACGAGTTCACCTCTGATAATGTTCCAGAAGATGCTATTGGATTTGTGTATTGTATAACTAACCCCGAGGGTAAGAAATACATCGGTAAGAAAAACTTCTATCGTGTTATCGTTCGTCCACCACTCAAAGGACAGAAGCGTAAACGCAGAGAGAAGGTCCAATCTGATTGGCAGGCGTATGTTTCTTCTTCTGAAGAAGTAAAGAAACAAATTGCTGATAAGGGTGTCGATAAGTTCAAACGAGAAATCCTTGAAATTTGTTATTCCAAAGGTATGCTTTCTTACATGGAAGCTAAAATGCAATTTGACTTAGGTGTTCTATTAGATGATTCGTATCTAAATGGTATCATTCAGGTTCGAATAAACAAAAAGCATCTAAAATAACTGTTGCATTTTGGCCCGAGATCAGATATCATTAAGAATCTGATACGACTAAATAAAGTATTAGAATAAGGATTAACACATGACCAAGATCAAACCTTTTACCGCCTTCGTTAAAGAAGAAGAAGGCGATCCAGGTAACGCCACAGACGTTGATGCTGGTAATCCAGAAATCCCTGCAACCGATACAGACGTTGCACAACTTCCTGCTCTTTTTGCAACGATCCACCACAAATCGGATAGACGTCCGAATGGGTTTGATCCAGAAGACATTGAGCAACTAAACAAAGATGCAAACGCGCATCTAAAGGACTAAATCAAAACATCTTTTTGTAACCGGGTCCCTAATCAACATTAAGGGCGAGACAAGACCCACCTTTAATGATACGTTAGGAGCTACAATGCCCGACTTGCACAAGCATCTTCTGGTTGATGCTATATTGAAGAACCCACCGCGCGACGCTGCTGTAGTTGAAGACTGGCTCCGTCGCTTGGTAAAGAATGTGGACATGGAAATCTTCATGGAGCCACAAGCAAAGTACTGTGATGATCCTCTCAATGCAGGAGTCACAGGTACAGTTGTAATCACTACATCACATGCTTCAGTTCACGTCTGGAGCGAAGTACCAGAACCATACGCAAAATTTGACCTATACTCTTGCAAGGACTTCCAAGTGGAAGACTTCCTTGAGATGGTCAAAGAATTTTCACCAAGTGAAGTATCGTTTACAGTCATTGATCGTACTGGGCGAGTTCACAAGATTATTGAACACGGCAACATTAAGTATTCATGAACATTATAGTATATTCTAAGCCCGAATGCTCACATTGTGTTCGGGCAGCAAACTTCCTCACTGCCAAGAAGATTGATTACACAGCATTAAAACTGAACGTAAACTTCACGCGTGAAGAACTAATAGAACAATTTCCAACAGCTAGAACATTCCCAGTAGTTGTAATTGATGGCGTACACATTGGTGGCGCCGACCAACTCATCGACCGTCTTTCGTAAAGAACAGTAATGCCAATTAAGAATGTGGACTTCGCCTCTAAAGCTAAGGGCGGAACCGAGATGATGTGTGAGCGACTTGTTAGAGGGCTAACAGAGCGCGGCCGAGAAGACTTATTAGAACACTTCGACATTTATCCGTCGCGCGTTCAAGGGTTTGATCCTAACCGTCAAAGCATTTATTACCTTCACGACTTGCCAGGCGATCCAGCCTCAAATCATCTTATGGATGATAAGGGAGTTCGCTTTGACCATCTTGTGTTTGTTTCTAATTGGCAACAGCAGCAATACAACGCTCACTATGGGTTGACGGGCGAGAATTCAATCGTTATCGCTAACGCCATTGAACCACTACCAAGAAATGAAGCATTCATAAAGTGGTACAAGATAGGAAGTGGTGATCAATCAGAACCAATTCGATTCATTTATCATACTACACCACATCGGGGACTAGAAATACTTGTCCCTGCTTTCATTGAATTGTATAACGATATGAAAGAAGAGGGTGTACATATCATCCTTGACGTGTACAGTAGTTTCAGTATCTACGGGTGGAGCGAACGAGATGCTCCTTATGAGGCCTTGTTTGAACAATGCAGAGAACATCCAGGTATTAACTATCACGGTGCTGTAGATAACGATACAGTTAGAGAAGCGCTGATCAACGCTCACGTGTTTGCTTATCCTTCTATTTGGCCCGAGACATCATGCATTGCAATGATAGAAGCAATGTCTGCTGGTTGTCGAGTGGTTCACTCCAACTATGGAGCCTTGCCTGAGACTTCAGGTGGGTTAACTGATTCCTATTCTACGATAGCTTATAAAGATGAACACGCCACACTGTTTTACTACAAGCTGAAAGAAGTTACAGAACAGATTGCAAACGATCGTTTTGATCCTACGCGCATTGCACTAAATCTTGATCGCACTAATGAAATACACAGTGAAGAATCCTTTATAAATCAATGGATTAAATTATTAGATTCGATCAAAAACACTGTTGATTAACTTGGCATAATATGCGATTATCCTATTATTAAGTAGGAGCACTCATGGCTTACAAAGCTCAAAAAACTGGTGTCCAAGAATTACTCGAGCTGCGCTTCTATGGCGCTGAGCCGGACATTGAAACATCATACGTTCCAGAAGATTGGAGGTTGCATGCAGCCTTCAACTGGTACAATGTGTTCTTCGACCAACGGAGCCACTCTGATTGGCTCGCCGATGAACTGAAGAACCGCAAGTATTCCCCCAAGGATATTTCCGCCGTTATGAGATGCGGGAGGTTGATGCCTTCGGACTTCTACATCGCGCGTATGCTTAGCAGAGATTGTACGCTTCCTGAGCGTACCGTTAAGCGTTGGGAAGCTCGCATCAAAGAATATCTGATCATCGGTAAGATTCGCCGCGAGGAAATCGTTTCGAGTCCTGATCGAGCGTCGCCAGCTGTCCACAACAGACGCAAGGCGTTGAACTTCATCGGAGATATCGATGAGTTGATGGACCAAGTTTGGTTGAACCAAACTAAGCTAGAAGACGTGAAGTTCTTTGAGTTCTTCAAGACTTTAGGTATGAAGCCTTCGCAGGCTGGAATCATTACCAATCACTACAAGATGCAACTTGATGACATGAACGACAAGACGATCGATCATGGAAAGCGTGCTGTGCACCAACGTCTTCTTGCTTTCGTTAAGAGCTTAGTTGAATCGCTCGTTGCTTGGAGCGGTACTGTTGCTGACGAGAAAGTAAAGGTCAAAGGAGCTGTTAAGAGGGGTCGCAAGCCTAAGGTGGCTCGCCCTGCAGCAACTGCACGAAGCCTCAAGTACAAGAAGACTGACGAAGAAACAAAACTGACATCTGTGGACCCAAAACATATCTTGGGAGCGCAAATTGTTGTACTGTACAACGCTAAATATAGTCAGTTGGCGATTCTTCGAGCCTCCAAACCAGAGGGCCTATCAGTGAAAGGCACTACCATTCTCAACGTTGATGAAGAAACGTCTGAAGCCAAGCGGGCCGGACGTCACCTCAGCATCATTAAAGAAATGGTATCTGCACCGAAGACTAAGATTACCAAACTTTTCCAATCCATCAAGAGTACCCCCATCGACGTGCGTACAAGAACTTCGGACGATGTGGTCATAGTAAGAGTTATTAAATGACAGCAAACACTGCGCCTCAACAAGAAGACCACCCAAAAGAACAATATTCGGCGCAAATAATTCAGTTTCCAAAAGAGTACAAACCTCACGATGAGCCTGAAGCTGATCCAGTTGAGATTGTATCGAACCTATTAGAAATGAAGGTAGCTTCTGCTGAACAAGCATTGGCTTTTGTGATGGATACCTTCTTCAGAGATTTGTACACAGCAGGGTTTAAGATTCCCTCTGATCGATTGAGTTTTTTGATTGTTGCTAGCGTTAGAGCTGCAATGTATAGAAACTTAGGACTACAACACCCTCTCGTGAGTTTTGTGCATGAGAACGGTGAAGAGATTGATAAGATACTTGCTTCCCAATTACAACTAATTGATATTGATGAGCTACTAGAGAGCTCTGAGGACTTTGAATAGTTCTCTAAACCATTTGAGATATTATGATACTTATAGACTTCAATAACATATTGATGACGAGCCTACATGCTTCCTTCCCGAAGAAACCAAAGGTAGATGACTTCAACCCAAATAAGGTTCGTCTTCTCGTTATCAACTACATTAGGATGATCAACGTTAAGTTTGGGTCTAGGTATGGTCGAGTTATTATCTGTGCCGACTCCCCGAGAACGTGGCGTAAGGACGCTTTTGAATACTATAAGTCTCATCGAAAGACCGATAGAGAAAAGCTGACTCACATTGAGTGGCCAAAGGTATATGACCTGTTCGACTCCATCAAAAAAGAGTTGGTTGAATATACTCACTACCCAGTTCTTGAAATTAAGGGAGCTGAAGGTGATGACATCATTGCAACGATGGTATTGAATACTGAAGGCCCTCATGCTATTGTTAGCCGAGATAGAGACTTCCAACAGCTTCAAGCATATGGGGACGTAGTTCAGTACGATCACATCGAAGAGCGTATGCTAACTCCTTCAGATCCTGTAGCTTATTTGGAGGAACATATCATCAGGGGCGACCGTAATGATGGTGTTCCAAACATACTTTCAGACGATGATGTGTTGACGGTTAAGGAAAAGCGTCAGTCAAAAATGACTGAAGAAAGACTAAAAGCTTTCCTCTCAACCTCTGTTGAAACATGGCCGAATGAAATACATAGAAGGAACTGGTTTAGGAACAGGACTATGATTGACCTGCGCTCGATACCAGAAGAAATCACTACTCAAATTTTAACCCAATATGAAGATCAGAAAGGCCGTAAAGGACATCGATTGTTTGACTACTTTGTGAAGTACAGACTATCAACGCTCCTAGACGTAGTAGACCAATTCTAACATGAAAGAGTCTGTATTCGAATTCCTCGACCGTATCAACGCCATCGAGGACGAAGAACAAAGAGCACACGCTTTAGGACAAGCTGCTCAAAATCAACGAGTGTTTGATGTTCTGTATTATGGAATATCACCCAACGTTACGTTTAGATTACCACCCGGTAATCCTCCTTACAAGGCAGCGGAAGATGTAACTACCCATGGATTTTTCTGGGGTGAAGTACGTCGAATGTATCTCTTTGTAGAGGGTGGTCCAAATCTGAACGACGCAAAAATGCAAACACAATTCATCATGGTTCTTGAATTTATTCACCCAAAAGATGCTGAGATTGTGTTACTGATGAAAGACCGCAAGTGGCCTTATGATAACATCAGCGCTGAGTTTGTTGAGAAGGTTTTCCCTGGTCTGCTTAACATGAAGGTTCTTCCTAACGGAAACAGAATCCATGGGTAAGACTTTCCGCAACAATAGTGACGACGCGGAATACTACAAGGCTCAACGACTACAGCGTGAACGTAATGCTCGTCGTAAGAAAGAAAAAGGCCGCTCCTCTTCCTTCGAAGGTAAGGACGACAACGATTCTACACCACGTCCCAACAAACCGAGACACTAATGAAGACCACCTATAAGTTCTTCGAGTTCTTGAACGAAGAAACCAAAGAAGTAACTAAGCAACTATTATCAACAGATGCATTGGAAGCTTATCTAAAAGACAACCCTACTTTAATATGCACCTCTCTGCCTACCACAAATGGTCAAGCGCCTGCGCTTGTAACAATGTTAGGTATGGGTAAAATTGATAACGGCTTCCGTGATGTCCTCAACAAAGTTGCAAAAGGATCACCACGGAACAATATGAATATCCGATAATATAATTGTGGGCTAACCACAAGGAGTACATATGCGTAAAAACAAGCGCCAAGAACAACGTGAACGAGATACGGCGCAATCTCGAGGTGATAATCGGTATGAGGGACGAAGTAGTAGACCAGCTCCTTCACAGCAACTATCACTTGGATCTGTAAAAGCAAAAACACACGCACAAGGAAAGACTCTTAAAGCTTTCCGTGCTAATAAGAGTGTAGTGCTGCACGGCTGCCCTGGTACAGGTAAAACATTCGTTGCGATGTATATGGCTTTAGAAGCCGTGTTGTATCACAAAAAGTACAAACAAATTATCATCTATCGTTCAGCTGTTCCTTCAAGAGAAGTTGGACACTTGCCTGGTAAGTTAGAAGATAAGATGGCTGTTTATGAGGAGCCATATCAACTGATTTGTGCTGAGTTGTTCGGTCGTAATGACGCATATAAGATCCTAAAGGGTCTAGAGATTGTTAAGTTTGTATCGACATCATATGTTCGTGGTATCACTCTGGATAACAGCATTGTTATCCTAGATGAAGTACAGAACATGTCGTACCACGAACAGAAGAGTATCCTAACTCGCTTTGGTGAAAACTGCCAAGTAATCTTATCCGGTGACTACGACCAGTCAGATTTGTCGGACGCCGAGGATAAGGAAGGTCTATGGAAGACCTTGGAAATCCTTCGCAAGATGGAAGATCGTGTTGAATTCGTTGAGTTTCTACCTGCAGATATTGTTCGTAGTGGCTTCGTGAAAGAATTTGTAACCTATGAATATGAGCTGCGGAATGCGAAACCCACGACCACTGCTAAGAGAAAATGATACGGAGGGAAGATCTCCACTCAATGAACCCGGGTATGAAAAGCCCGGGTTCGATCTTCCCCTACCACCAAATCCGAACGTAGATTATTTTGTTGAGTTTGAAACTCTAATAATCTTGGAAGACAATAGTGAAATTTGGCACTACAGCGAACTCCCTCTTTCATCGTCCGGTGATTATGACGTCGATGGCGGTCCAAATATAGAAACACAACGTACGCTAAACATACTATCGCATTTAGAACAAGAAGGGACTGTGCGATCAATCCGTAAGAAGATGCGCACAACCATGCAACAGTGGCAATACTAGACCTACGATACGACGTCCAACTCAACACTACAGAGGTAAACGGTAAACGACATTACGTGACTCCCGAGGGGGCAACTTATCCCTCAATGACTACTGTACTAAGTGCTCAAGAGAAACCCGAGCAGCTTCTCAAATGGATCGCTAAAGTAGGCGAGAAGGAAGCTGAAAAGATTCGTGACCGCTCTGCTGCTCTCGGAACAGAGATGCACGAAATTGCAGAAGCACACATTAGAGGTATCCCTTATCCAAAGACCGGTTACCTTGCGCTCGATCGATTTAATGATTTGAAACCAATCATCGATAAAGATGTTGGAAGAGTCTTCGGATTAGAAACTGCGTTATATTCAGATACTTTGAAGTTAGCTGGACGAGCTGACTTGATTGCTGAATACAAAGGCCGTCCAGCAATCATTGACTTTAAGAACGCTAGACGTCCTAGAACTAAAGACATGATTTCAAACTACTTCATGCAGTGTGCTGGTTATGCATACATGTGGTACGAACGTACACAAGATGAAGAAACGTGTCCACGACAAATAGTCATTCTAATGACAGTTGAGAACGAAGGTGCTACAGTTTTCGTTGAGAACGTTAAACCTTGGGTTCAACCTCTGAAAGATGTAGTGGCGGAGTTTTATAAGAACCTTTGATTTCTCTGTTGAATTATTGATCAATAGAATATATATTAGACAAATCAGATCGAAAGATTTGAATTATGTGTCCCCGTGGCGGAATTGGTAGACGCGACGGACTTTGATAGGAAACTGAGTGCCCTTGAGGAAACTCTTGGAGTAGAACTGCTCAAATTCGGGGAAACCTTTCACATGGCAATCCCGAACCAAGCCTCGAAAAGAGGAAGGTGTAGAGACTAGACGGGCAGGGCCTAAAGCTTCGGCAATGGTCAAGGTATAGTCCAGACTACAAACGCTCGACGAGCGGCAACGAAAGTTGTAGTGGTACGAAAATCCGTTCCGAAAGGGTGCCGGTTCGATTCCGGCCGGGGATACCATTATTTACAACGCTTCTGATTCTTACCTCTATAGGTTGGAGTTAGAGCGTGACAATTGGGACATAGTAATCTCAGGTTACTCAAACTGTTATCATCACTGTTCCCATCAACATGATCCAACTCTAATGGAATTGGATTCCCGAGCCATTTACTCAACTGACAGCTACTACATTGATCAGTAAAGAACCCTTCAGATATTAATCGTTTTTTGAGTCTACCGGAGTTGCATGGAAATTTGTTCGAGAGGTAATCTTGAATGTCTCTACGTGGAGTAAGAGTTTTTCCTTTACTCCACACTTTACCAGTGAAGTGATCCAAACTTATGTTGTATTCTTTAGCAAATTTGTAGATCACTTTATAGTTGCCGCCTTGAGCAGCAATTCCTAGTTGTTGTAACACATGTCGTACAGAATACGACGTTTCAATTACAGCTCTCAGTTGTTCTTCTGTGTATCTATGTTTCATACATCTATTTAGGTACACGCAACCTTTAAACAAACCTTCTCTCTTCCACTTTGAGATATATTATGATAAGAACTATTTCGTTCTATGCGAAGTGCTCTGACTTGTTCAGTGCCACGTTAAACATTGATGGCAAACAATACGAAATTGAAGGCTATCCTCCTTGCGGTTTAGGCATTGGTGGGGGCGATGACATCGAGATGGAAATCGATCTCGACACTGGACAAATCCTTAACTGGACTCCACCAACGGATGACGCTATAGCAGAAGCTATTGGTGAAGATGATGAGGAAGATGAAGACGACGATCAAAGAGATGACTTTGATTGGGATAATTACGAACGTAATATGTAATCAATGATTAAAAAGTATTGGCGTATATGGGCCAAGACTATAGGATATAAAATATCTGATAGTGATTGTGAGGCAGATTGTGCTGCGATCTTTAGAAGTTTGTGGATAATCATAAACTTAATCACTTGCGGTTTTATTATCGCAAACGCAATTCACCACTGGAATTAGCTTGACATTTTATGCAAGATCTTGTATCTTAGCATAAAGATGCAAAAGAGGTGATCTATGTTTCCTAAAATTGAACACATCGATGATGTGCGTCTCTATGTTGAGGCGCAACCTGATGAAGCATTCTACATTGCTGATAAAGGTGACTATCTTGTAGTCAACTATCGATCGATCATGTCAGTGTTCCCGGACCTATCAGTGGGACATGAAGCTGCCATTCTTCGTGAATGTCGCGGTATGATTTTCTGTGCGAAGACTGGTAAGATTCTACGACGTCCCCTGCATAAGTTCTTCAACTTCGGAGAGCGCATGGAGTCTCGCGACATCGATCTCAACGAGATCGTGGCTGTGTATGACAAGCTTGATGGGTCTATGGTTGCTCCGTTCTTTCTGAACGGTGATCTGGTTTGGGGTACCAAGATGGGCCTCACCCATATGACTGACGACTTGCGATCCTTCGTTCAGCGTTCCACTATGGAAAGCACCCTGACCTCCGGTAAAATGATGAAGAAATATCACGACTTTGCTGGTATTCTCATCTCTCAGCGGAACATGACTCCCATCTTTGAATACATGGCGCCGAAGCATCGGATCGTTGTAAACCACCCTGAAGAAACAATGTCTCTTCTTGCGGTTCGTGACATCAATACTGGTGAATACATGTCGTATGATAAGATGGCTAGCCTCGCATCTTGCTTCAATATCCCTGTTGTAAAACGCTGGGAAGTATCGGATAATGCTTCATTGGTCGATCAAGTACGAGAGCTTGAGGGAACCGAAGGTGTAGTTGTAGAACTGCGTAACGGAGATCGTCTGAAGGTAAAAAGCCTTTGGTACATGGACCTCCACAAGAACCGTGAAGCTATCGCCAAAGAGAAGTACGTTGTGGGTCTTATCCTCAACGAACGGATCGATGATGCTTTGGGTCTGGTTCCAGACCACGTACGTCCGAAGCTTGAGGCTTACGCTAAGCAATTCGTTATGCAGTATGAAGAACGTTTAGAAGGTATTGCGTTGTCTCTATACGAGGCTCTTCGTACTTTTGAGACGAAGAAGGACTTCGCGATCAGCACAATTGATTCTGATCACATTACTCGGACAATTGGCTTTAAACTGTTTGACAGACGGAACGATTATCCGTTCCATCCGCACCTAATGATTGCTGACTCTTTCAAAGAGATCATCTTGAAGATGTGCGATAAGTCAGACACAGATTTTGACAAGCTGTGCCGTAAAGGCATCTTCAATGACAGCTTACCAGTATGGAACATTTGGGATGGAACCGCGAGTGATAACAGCTAAGGATTTATGTGTTCTTGCAGAAGATCTTAAAAGACTTAGTGTTCCTGATACAGTTAAGCTAATAACAGACGCTTGTACAGCAGAAGTATCAGAACATTATAATTCTAAACAAATAGGTTTAAAATCTATAGTTGGAGAAGTGGCCGTTTGTGACTTCTTTGATCAAAGAGCTAACTCTCAACTCCATCACGTTTTAGAAGTTCTATTAGATCACGGATATGGCTATTACTTGTTCGAGGGTCGTTTTTTCCTCGATAAGCAAATCCTTATAACGTGGGCACCAAATTTAAACGATTACATTTATAGGAATACCAAAGACTGACGAAGTGCCCGATTCGATTAACAAAGCAACACGTGAACGCCTAAAAGGTTTCATTGAGCGCATCGAAAAGGTTGAACAAGACGAAGAAGATCTACGCACCGACAAGAAAGAAATCTACTCAGAACTAAAGGGTGAAGGCTTCGATTCCAAGGCCGTGCGTAAGATCATCAAACTACGCAAGAAGAACAAGGCAGAGATCGAACAAGAGCAAGCTATTGTTGATCTGTATCTTGCAGCTATTGGGGATATTCCATGAACACAATAAGCATTATTCCGCAGTTTGTAATCGATGCGATTGAAACTGAAATGGAATATCAAAATCGTAAGTGGGGAGTAGACAAAGAACAGTCTCTCCCAGGTATGATTCTCGTAATGAAGAACGAGCTAGCGGAAGCTGAAGAAGGTTGGACTAAAGGCCCTCGGGTTGGTAGACAGTCAGCTTTATCCGAAATCGTTCAAGTTGCTGCTACAGCTATTAGAACACTTAGTACCTATGGTGTTCAAGGTTGTCCTGCTGCAACTAACGACATCGTTAATGAGCATTGTTCCAAGACGTATGACGCAGCAAAGTATGATTGAGATGGATTACACCAAGAAAACTAATTTCAACATGTCGCCGGAACAAATCAACTACGTTGCTGGCCGGCAATATATTACCGTTTCGATTAACGGTCGTACATTGGGTCCAAGTGTTCCGACCAATATGGTTCTTTCAGAGCCTGTTAGATTAATGAAAACTTCTACCACTAAAGTGGATGTTGGATTAGAAATGCAAAATCTAGCCCAAGAATACATGTCGAAGTCCTAAATACTTCAAAAGACACTTGGAGTATGTTATGTCAACTTCTGTTGATGGAATCTTAGACGAAATCAAAACACATGAACCATTGACTCCGCAAGAAACAATGGTTTATGCGGCGGAGCTACTTCAACTAGCTAAGAAGTATCTAAACAACTTGATCGAGGGTGAAGATGGGAGCCACGTGCTTCTACGCACTCTCGAACTTGTTGGAATGTTGAGCCACTCAAATGTTCCTAATCATGAATTTGAAATAGGACATCAAGGCGATAGCTACCCAGAAGAAACTGAAGTTTCTGAAGAAACAACCATTGATTCTGATCTAATTTTAGATGAAGATATCTCTTCAATCGAAGAACAAGTTGAGCCAATCAGATTCACCGGGAAGTTTGTTGCTGTCCGTCAATCTGATTTAGATTCTCAGCTAACCGAACACGGCAGAAAATTAAATGACGTGTTAAAGAGCTTCTCTGATTTAGATGAAGCTGCAGAGTTTGGACGTTATGCAACAGAGCGTCCGCTATATATTGGTGAGCTAGTAGAGCAAGGCGAGGACAAGTTCCTTGTGTTGAAATACTCGTTCATGCCGGAAGTACAATAAGGCTAGGTGGCCGAGAGGTCTATGGCAGGCGTTTGCTAAACGCCCGGACCCCGAAAGGGGTCCCCAGGGTTCGAATCCCTGTCTAGCCGCCATTTTAAGTAAGAGTACGCATATGGATATGACTTGGGACGAATACTTTCACAATCTCCGTTTAACAACGATAGAGGTGACTAGTCCTATGATTGTCCTGGCAGTCCGAAGATTGGACATGCTGACTGAGTTGAAAGATTTCATTCAGGGTGTCCATGAAGAAAAAGATGTCAAGCGTGCTCAAACGAAGATACTAGAACGTTACAACAATTTTGTCAAAGAAGATGAAAGAATGTTGGACGCGATAAAGGGTAAAGTTGACGACCAACTTAGACCCGAGAAAAAGAAAAGTTGATCTTTTCTCAAAGATAATCTATAATAAGGTCAATTGCGCGCGGTGTTCCCGATAAGTCGTGATGAATAGGGAAGCTGGTTGTGCGAGACCAGAGCGTCTATTGCCGAGGCGGGGGCAATATTCAAACCACATGAGGTCATTATGAGAATCTTGTACGCAAGTGATATTCACACAGAGTTCAAGCGATTGGAACGTATTCCTGCGCTTCCGAACCCTGATACGTACGATGTTGTTTTCCTGCCTGGAGACATTGGTCTCGGCATGGCTGGCCTCGAATGGATACTCAAGACCTTCCCTGAAGATAAGCACGTCTATACGTTGCCAGGCAACCACGAGTATTACAGGCAAAATTACTCACTTCTGCAAACAGACTTTGAGCAATTCGCAGAAGACCACGCTGACCGTCTAACGATCCTGAACCCAGGATCAGTGGATCTGGGTGAGTTTGTTTTGATAGGAGCTACCTTATGGTCCTCCTTGACTCTTCGTGGCTATACGGATCCCCGCATCACTGATGCATACTTTGCAGGTAGTATTGCCGACTTTGGGGTGATTCGAGTCAATTTCGATAACGGTTTAGAGGGATATTGGTCAGTTCAAGATCATATCAAAATGCACCTTCTCGAACGCACTTTTATTCAGAAGCAACTTGAAGCTCACGCTGATCGCCGGTGCGTTGTGATGACTCACTTCGTTCCTACACAACTTGCGATTGATCCAATTTATCATAACAGTCCCCTCAACCCCTACTTCACGGTTGATATGGATGATCTGATGATGGATTATAACGTTGAAGCGTGGTTCTTTGGACACACCCATTCACAGTACAACAAACCTCATCCTTGTGGAACAAAGTTGTTTTGCAATCCAATGGGCTATCCCGGCGAGAACAGAGACGTATCATGGAAAATTGTAGACTTAAGCGCCCCAGTTTAGGAACCACGCTGTTATTTCTGCTGAGTCCAATCATAGTAGGCCCAATGTTATTTGTGGTCGCTATGATTGGACCTCACAACATATTCAATTTCATTTTTCTAGTCGTGATGTTTGCGTTGTTGCTTATCGATACACAAGATACGATTCACGACTGGTATGATAGTCATCTAAACAAGTAAGAGTTGAAAAGAGTAATTAGTGATATATGCGTACGATCCAGCATGTTTGCTGGAACCGATTGGACTTATAAATGCTGAAGAGTTTAGCTTAAAGCTCCATAACCAAGCAGCTATTGTTGGAATTTTAGCCAACAAGAACTTCATCATTCGAGGTGATGCTGAAGAGGCTGTTCAATACATTGTGGACAATAACACTCTACCGCACGACCTAGCATTTCAGCATCCTGAAATTTCTGATATGTTCTTGGTGTATCAACCCGAAAACGAAGAACTTGATGTGATCGTGGGTACGCATCCTGATATGGGTGAACACCAGGGTCGGTTCGATGTAAAAGATATCTTACAATGGAACACGATTGACGACGAACAGATGTTCGAACTTATTATGGATATGTGTGGATATTTCGAAGACGTTCCAGAAGAAGATGAGCTGGTTGATGCACTTCAAGAATGTCTCCCTCTTACCGGAATGCAACGAATTCAATTAGCCAATTTAATCGGTGAGTTTTTACAACAAGAACTACAACCGGAGGAAGAACAAAAGCCGGAAGATGACACCGTTTAAAACATTCATAGAAGAAGCTAATACAAATGGCACGTATTCAGCATACCATTTAACAGACCATAGTGCACAACAACTAATGACTTTTGTTAAAGAACTTGGTATTCCTAATCCAGTTCTGCCGAACGACTACCACATTACTACAATGTATTCAAGAGCACCGGTTGATTATACGCCGGACGTGGGTCGTAACATCGTTGTTGAGCCTGTTTCATATCAAGTGTTCAACACACAAAAAAGCAAAAGTTGCCTCCTGGTACTGCGCGTTGAAAGCCCTGAGCTCCATAAACGCTTTGCAGAATCCCAAAAGCTGGGTGCAACGTACGACTTTGATGACTATCTTCCGCACATCACCTTAACGGGAATTCTACCCGAGGCTCCTGATGTGTCGAAGTATCCACTCCCTACTTTCCCTATAGTCCTGGCAGATGAGTTCGTAACCGATCTAAAGGACTAAAGTGCCCGAGTAGACCCTTTCGTGAAAATTTTCTGTTGATCTCAAATTCAATTTTGACTAATCTTATCTCATAAGAAACAACCTCGAGAATAAGGGTATTCAAATGGGATTGACCATCGATTCGTACAAGATTGAAGATTCGTTCTTGTCTTGGAAAGAAGATGATGATTCGGTTTACGTCGTTGACCTTTTGGAAGTAGGAGCGATTTATCACGATAGAGAATCAGAAAATGAGATGTCGCCAAGAGTAGCGATGTCTTGTCAAGGTAGAGTGTTCTTTCCACCTCTCGATTATGGTTCTTGTTTGACCATCTGGCAACAAGCTAAGATTGGGGCACCGCCTCGTGGCAGACAAAAGATGGGATTTTGAGTTGACATTTAAGATCGAATGCTCTATAAAGGATCTATGAAACTAGATCCGATCACAAATCCTCAGATGCTGAAAATCCACGACGCTATTACGTCTCGTGGATTTTCACTACGCCCTGTCGGTGGCTTTGTCCGAGATTTGATCTTAGGCGAGAAGCCTAAAGATTGCGATATGTGTACGGATGCTCTGCCCGAGAAACTGGTTGAGATCGGTAAGGAAGCTGGTTTCACAGTAGTTCCGACTGGTCTGCAGCATGGCACTGTGACGTTCGTTGTAGATCACGAGCCGTTCGAAATCACCACCCTGCGTATCGATAATGATACTGATGGTCGGCACGCAGAAGTCGAATACACCACGTCGTTTGAACAAGATGCTGCACGTCGGGATCTGACAATGAACGCAATGAGCATGGACTTTGATGGTACAGTCTATGACTACTTTGGTGGCATCGATGATCTGAAGAATAACATCGTTCGGTTCGTGGGTGACACCAAAACTCGAATCCAAGAAGACTATCTGCGGATTCTGCGCTACTTCCGTTTTGCTGCACGTTTCTCCGCTGATATGGATTGGAACGATTGTGACATCATATCTCAACACGCCTCACTTGAAGGACTGAAACAAATCAGCCGTGAGCGTGTTTGGCTAGAGATGCAAAAGCTCTTTATTTATCCTGATCGTGCATCCGTGTATCATTTGATGGATAATTACGGCGTGGCTAAAGCTATTGGCCTACCGCTGGATGGCTTAGCCAAAGAGTTGAATCGGAGTGATGATGCTTGTTCAGTGGTCGCTCAGTTCTTCACTGGCCGTCCTGTAGAAGCTCGCGAGTTCTGTAACAGCTGGAAGATGTCTCGAGCTGAAACGAACAAAATCGTTTGGCTGGCCGACAAGTACTACGTCAACCTGACTCTGGATCGAGTTATGGATTGGTTGGTTGATGGTGTTTCAACTGAATATATCATCAGTCTGTGCGCTATGACTCTGCGTCCCGACATCGCGGTGTTTGTAGAAGGCTATTATGTTCCTGTCTTCCCTATTCGGGGTCAGGACATCATGGATGAATATAAAATTATGGCTGGTCCTATTGTGGGCCAAGCTTTGGCTGATCTGCGCCAGCAGTGGAAAGAAAGCCGTTACACTTTAACTAAAATTGATTTGATTGGAAGAGCCCACCATGCCTTGTCGAGATTACGATGATGATGGCCGTCAATACGGTCGTTTTCCATCACCCACTGAGTCGCCCATTGCTAGACCTGTAAACTTTAAAGAGCGAGCTAACCAGTTAGCTGCTGATAAGTGTCGTATGGGTAGTATCATCTTCAAGCTTCACAACAAGCAAGATGTTGATAAAAAAGATATTTTGTGGGCTCTTCATGAGTATGTGACGCATCGTGAAAACGATAAGCGAGCTGCCCTTACAAGAGCGTGTGAGGATATCGTAAACCTAGAAAATCGAATCAAAAATATTGAAGGTTTGGGCGGCCATCCGTCAGCAGATCAACAAGAGCAGCTTGTATATCTAAAAGAGCTTCAAGATGCTGTCCAGAAGTCTTTACCCACCAATACTAGTTTATATTAAGTTTTAACCCACTGGAACAAAATGACGTATAAAGCAATTCTATCAGGTTTTCCTACCAAAGAAATGGCTGAAAATTTCTTGGATTGGTTTGAGGGTCAAGGTGAACAATGTGAAGGTATTGAAATCTTCTGTGAAGCTACAATAAACGCAGACGTAGCAAAGGGAATGATTCATCATGACGATGGTGTTGAATATGCTGTCAAAGTATATCCCTCATAATGAACTCACTAACCAAGTTCCGCGAGATGGAAGAACTCCGAAAGGAGTTACCAGAAGTGGATTTTACCGATTGGGATTTAGTTGATGTTCAAGGGTGGTCTTCTTACGAAGAAGGTGGAACATATTGGTTGTTCCACCACACACCAACAGACGACTTATATCAACTAGACTACGTATCCTCTGTATATCAAACCGGTCCCCTTATTTTATCGTGGGACGATAAATTTAAAACCACGTTAGCTGACTGGATTATTTTAGCAGACAGCGTAGATTATACTAACGAACAATTTCAAGGAACCTAATATGGCTGAACGATTTATATCACTACTAAAAGAAAATGGAACACGCACTGCTGTTCCAGCTTATAGCCTCCGTAACATTGCAGAGACGGAAGACTTTGCTGTTGTAACTGCTGCTGATGGTACCAGCTTCAAAGCCAGGATATCTGAAGTTACTTTAGAAGGTAGTGACGGATACAACCCCTTCATTGAAAGGATTAGAACAACGACTCCAATGGACACAATCTTGCGTCAAATAAATAATGGTTGACCTATATACTAGTCTAATGTAGGGTCGCGAATTAAGGGGCAATACGGCCCCTATAACCTAATTTAGTGTTAGCGGTTAGCACGGCTGTTTGTGGAGCAGCTAGGCTTGGTTCGAGTCCAAGAATTAGGACCAAATACATGTTACTTTTGCAACCAATAGCAGTAACCGGAACTAAAGAAGGGCTGACCTCTCCTCAGAGAGGCAGCCTTTTCCGCGCTTCCGTAGCTATCACCAAGCTCTGTCCCAACAGTCGGATGTCTTTACACCACGGTGATTGTATTGGAGCCGATGCAGAGATGCATGATATCGCAAAAGAGCTTGGATGGCATGTCGAAATTCATCCTCCAATCCTCAATAAATACAGGGCGTTATGTAAAGATGCAGACATAATTCACGCCGAATACGACTATCTAACAAGAAACCGTCATTTAGTCGACGCTGCTCCAATTTTGTTCTCGTGTCCTAAAGAGATGCACGAAGAACTAAGAAGCGGAACCTGGGCTGCTACTCGTTATGCGAGAAAGAAGCACAAAAAGATTTACACGTTTTGGCCTGATGGAAAAGTTGATCTTCACCATTTTTAACTGTTGCTTTCTTTTCCATTAATGCGGATAATTCGTTTGTTGCGGCCAGATGTGGCTAAATACAAAATCAGCACACTTAGTGGTGGGATAGCTTAATTGGTGAAAGCGCGCGGCTCATAACTGCGAGACTGACGGGTTCGACTCCCTCTCCCACTTCCAATTTTCATTATGATAGGACCTTCATGAACCCGGCACTGGAACAAGTAAACCCAGGAGCGAAGCTTGCGAAGCACACTATAAGGCTTCTTCAAGATAATGTAATCGGATCAGTCGTTACAACTGATGAAGTCTTGTTTGGGATGGCTTACGCAGCGTTAGCTCCTTTCTTCCGGGAGCAAATCCCAACTAAGGATATTCCATCTAGTCATGAGTTGCGCACAGAGCTCCGTGAGGTTCAAAAGAACTTAACGAGATTGTACGGCGAAGACAAAGTCACTGCCCAACTGATCATGAACATCCATACCGGAACTTCAATGCACGCTGATTATGCTGCAAAAGGTTGGGATGAATGGAAGAAGTTCCTGAGCACAGTAGAAAAAGATGCCCTGGATGAATATACTAAGGGTATGAACACTATCGAATATAACATCGATAGTGTATCAGCTCTACTAGGACTGACGGAAGTTGAAATCGACGTTCTTGAGTTCCAAGTCCTTCGCTCAGCCTGTCCCGATTTCCAAATCTTCTATGATCGTTTGTTCGCTCGAGTAGCGATGTGGAAAGAAACCACGAAACGTATTCTCACCATTCTCTTCAACGGTGACGAGCTTTCGAGTGATTCGGTTCTGGTTAAGTCTGGTCTAGTCAAGATCAACTACAACCACGGTATTTTCCCACCGATGTCAAGGGATATTGCATCGTTGTTCTTTGCTGTACCTCAAGGCGAACAGTCTATGTTCCCACAGATCGTAAAGCCAATGAAGCCGAAGATGAGTGGTTCTGGTTCAATTGGTACAATTGCTACCACAGATTTGTCGATCATTAAGCGGCTTATGGCAGCTGTTGATGTCAAAAATCAAGAAGACGAAGACACTATAACAGGTGTCAATGTTCTGTTCTACGGCGACTCAGCGGTTGACAAGAAGGGTACGATTTATTCTTCGTTCAAAGATGAAGCGAACATCTTCGTCTTGAGGACGAAGCGCGTCAATCGCAGTGATCTCGGCCCTCGAGCATTCCTTGCTCAACGGTTCCTTCAAGAAGTGTACAATCAGACAGATACCAAGTCTCCAATTCTGATTGTTGAGCAGGCTGACGATGTGCTTTCTAGTGTGGCTAGATCGTTTGCCAGCATGTTCGGATTTGCTGAGGCAAATGAAAATACTGGCGATGATATTGAGGCAGATGAAATTCTGCTGTCTGAGAACGGTGTTCCAACATTCTGGATCACCAACAATCCGAGATATATCAAAGAAGATACCGTTGGTCGGTTCCTCTTTCATGCGGAAGTAAAGCCAGCATCGAGAGCGACTCGCTTGGAGCAAGTCAAGAACGTCTTGTCTACTCTCGACTTGGATCCTGACGTAGAAGAGCATCTCTCTAAGTATCATCTGTTAACTGAACGTCAGGTTAAGTCGGGTGTAGCGATTACAGCATTGATCACAGACGATCGAGTTGAATCCCAGGATGTCCTCAAACACGTCGTTCTTCAAAGTCAACGTGTCCTTGGTCGTGAAGCGATGGAAGAACTTCGTGATAGTGTCACAAAGTATTCTCTGGATTACGTTAACGTTCGTGGAGCTCTAACGCCTGACGAGATCATCAAAGCTCTCAAGAAGCGCCCAGCTGGTACAATGTGCTTGTATGGTATTCCGGGAGCTGGTAAAACCCAGCTCGTCGAATACATGGCCAAAGAACTGGACATGCCTCTGCTAAAGAAGCGTGCATCGGATATTCTTGGTAAGTACGTTGGTGAGAATGAAAAGAACATCGCTGCGATGTTCCAAGAAGCCAAAGCTGAGGGAGCTATTCTGTTCCTCGATGAAGCTGATTCATTCCTACGAGATCGTCAGATGGCTCGAGCTGAATGGAACGTGACTCAAGTTAACGAGTTGCTTCAACAGATCGAATCGTTCAACGGTATCTTTATCTGCGCAACCAACTTGTTCAGAGATATTGATGCTGCTGCCCTTCGGCGGTTCACCTTCAAGCTTGAATTCCTAGCTCTCAAAGATGATCAACGCTGGGAAATGCTGTGCAACGAAAGCCAAATGCTTGAGGGTGAAGGTCTTCCTCAAGAAGAACTTGATCGTATCCGGAACAAACTGGAAAAAATTAAGTATCTCGCTCCTGGGGACTTTGCTACAGTCAAGCGTCAAGCCAACATCTTAGACAAGAAGTTGACCCCAGATGAATGGCTCCAACAACTCGAAGATGAAGCTACAGATAAGCTTGCTGGGATTGAGCGAAATAAAATCGGATTCCACCCGTAAATTCTTGTTGATTAAAAATCCTGAACATAGGATAAAGAATCAACAGTTTGTCGAGGTCGTCTAGTGTTTAGGACACCCTTTGCCCCCATCGGGAAACGTAGGTTCAAATCCTACCCTTGACTCCAATCTACTAGTGTCTTCTAATAATCTGATGCTTTGGTTTCGCAACCCCTCAAGTGTTAGATAAGATCCTTGATCGGGAATGTGAGTAAAGTCTCACCGCTGGTACTATGTCGGTTTAGTTTAAGACGAAAGCCTAGTCCATTAAAGTGGTGCACCACTTCGGATGAACGCAAAACGGTTCCTTTGGTGGAACAGATCTGGGTTCGAGTCCCAGAGCCGGCTCCAATTTCGAAGCAGAGGTTCCTAGGCTCTGTTTTAACTCAGTATCTTCTAATTAGATCTGCTTCATGATTGCAAACGCGAGTAGATTTAAGATGCGTTCCTACGAAGACGCGATGTGAGTGTAAGTCTCACTGCTGAGGTTAATTAAAGGATAATACAATGACACACGTATTTCTAATTAAACGAGCGTTCGACCGTGAAAATGGCGAACGCTATTTTGTTAATGGCGTAGATGTTGGTTCGACCAACTACGACGAACATGCTTCCTCCGGAATGGAAGCTGCAGCTTCAGTCTTCGAAAGAACAGCTAAAGCTATTGGGGCCTCTTTTGAGGTTTTAGACGTGGAAGAACTTTATAGCGATGAAGAATGAGGTACGAGCCCGATATTGGGATTCTTTGGCCTTTCACTACGCTAAACGCCCAGAAGAATACAAGTTTTCAGCTCGCAGAGACATAAAGCAACGGATTTCCAAGTTGAAGCACGAATTGAGTATCCTGGAAGAGTTGGCTGAGGAGCTCAAATGAAGAAGCTCTACACATCATACTACGGAAGAAACGGCAAGCATGTGCAAGCCGTTTCTATTAGTGTCCAACGTCCCAGATTCTATCCCAACATTGGTCATTATCCTCCACTAGCTCCCACGTGGGATTTAGTTAAGGCTTATAAAGCTGGAGATGTGGATGTTCAAGGATATACGAAGATCTTCAAAGAGCATCTATCTACGTTGGATTCTGCTAAAGTTGTAGCTGATCTAAAAGATGGAGATGTTTTGTTGTGCTATGAGAAGCCAACAGATTTCTGTCACAGACAGTTGGTAGCTCAATGGCTCAATGAGTCGGGGTTAGTGGAAGTTCGGGAATTAGAAAAGGGGGAAGCTACTACTTCCCCCTCTCTTGATGATTTGTTTAATTCTTAGCTTGCGTAGTAGCTGTTAGCTGCCCAGATTGAACTAAGTTCAACGTTTACAACAGGAGCTATTCGGTTTACGTTGGTGTAGTGACTGGTATGTAGTGATCCAGTTGTGCTTGGGTTACCATCAGCTGAATATGTTTCTCTAACGACGTCGCCGGTATTAGCTGCAGGATAAATACCGCTACTATCCAAGTTCAAAGTATCAACTTGATAATTGTTAGCCCCAATCGTTGTGACTTTGGACACTAAACGGATTCGCGCTGACGTACTACTGCCTACGGCTAAAGCCATACCTACTTCAGGAGCCGACGACAAATACAACGTGTTAGCTGCAGCTAACACGTTGTTAGCTAAAATGTATGTATTATTACTAACTGTTACTTTACCTGGATCAGTACCATCACTGAATGCACCATTAGTCAGCGCTACCTTTGTTGCAAGGCTATTCAGTTTGGTTGCCGCGAGATCAGCGTTAACTAAGTGCCGAATCCCAGTTGGGTATGTGCTATTGCTGTCGTAGTAGGTTTGGTTACCCAGTGTACCGTAACTGTCGGTTGTTGTCGTCCGTGCGATCATGTCGAATAGAAGAATTGGTTTATTCCAGCCGCCCGACCGTCGTCCAGTAATAATACCGAAAAATGTACTAGCTGCGGCTCGCCAACCAGCTAAAGTGTTTGGCGAGATTGCACCAATATCGTTACCACTTGGGTTATCTGCAATAATCCAATCAAACAGTGGTGTACCATCAACGTTTTCGTCTTGATCTATTAACGCACCGCGACGATTAAAATCGGTTGGTGTTGTTATAATATTCTGCGCTTTAGATCCACGAACAGCAGTACAAGCCCACATCATACCCATTTGTTGTAGAGCTGGTTCAACGTTACCCATAACTCCTTGAGTATCAAACGTTCGAGTGACGCCTGGTGTACCGTGTTGACCTGATGGACCAATACCTAGGAAAACCGGACGACCGTCTCCTCCGATAGCAGATGCCCACGCTGGACCTGAATAAACAGAGTTAAATGCGCCTGACGGTGATCCTGACACAAATGTTCCTGCATTAACAGCTGCAGCGAATGAAGTTGCTGTATCATATCGCATAAACTCCCCTTTGGGGATAGGCGAAGATGTATTTTTTGGTTCATAAAAACCAACATATTGACCCCCATCTGGAATAGCGAAAGCATAATCGACGAAGAAGTCTGTGTTCGGTGCAATCCAACTAGTTGTGTCATCAAGAGCCACAACGACGCCGCCAGTAGCGTTAGCTGGAATTACAGTGATACCGCCACCAATAGCGGTTGCAGCATTATAAACGGTTGAGCCAACTTTCATAGCAACAGCTTCAATTGTGAAGTTGTTGGGTATAGCAGTTTCGTTCGTTGATCCTGATTCTAGGACGTAGTAATCTGTGAACGCAAACTTCCATGCTTTAGTCCAATAAGGTGGCGTTTTAAAATATGTACGAACTCCCCACTTAATACGACCAGCAGCAGCGGTACCGATTTTGTTAGGAGCACGCATACCCAAACACGAAAATCTACGAGCAGTGTCTGCTGTTCGTACTATGCTCAGAGTTACATCCTTTGTTGCTCCAATAGCATCCGTGACGCGTATAATTGGAGCATGAGTACCAGCACTAGCAACAGCTGTGCCGGAAACTAACTTATCACTAACAACATCATATCTGTTTGTTAAGCCATCAACTAACGTGTAGGTATAAGGTCCCACACCACCACTTGTACTTAAAGTAGCAATAATACGTCCAGGCGCACCACCTTCTTTCAAGAATACTGAAGTAGGTGTTACTGTATCAATTGTTGGCGTTACTCCACTCATTGCTACCAATAGTTCTTGAAAACCGTTTGGGTGATTGTATACCCACCCTGCAGTAGTAGCATTAACGTTTGTAAGTTGTGACGTTGTTAGATATTTTGGCTTTTGCGACTTAGACCATAAAGGCATGTGGTAAAAGACTCCTGTTGTGTTTTACATTTATTTAGATAAAAGAACCCTTGTCGATTGCGAGTTTTTGAGCTAAGATTCAATCAAAGGAGAACTCCGATGGATCTTGTTGAAGAATGTGCGAAGTGGTTTCAAGACCGCAATCTCAACGTGGCTGTAGTTGGATTCTCTGGTGGAATTGATTCTGCTGTTACAGCAGCCTTACTACGTACCGCCGAGATTCCTGTAATGATTGTAAGTGTTGATCAGGGTGGTCAAACATTCTCTTCTCCTTATGGTGGAGATGAAGGAGCCTTCACATTTGCTAAAGCGTTCGATATTGGCCATATTCACGTCAACATCGATAACCCATTTCCTCCTGGTCCAGGCTATGAAGCTGCACTACCGATACTAAGAAATGCAGCGTTTTATGGTGTGTCAGCTGAACTCAACTGTAACAATCAACGACCGATAGTAGTCGGAACAGCTAACTTCAGTGAAGCTGCGTTCTTGGGATTCTGGGGTAAAGCCTCGGATGGTGCTCAAGACTTCTATCCCATCAGCCATCTGTACAAATCTGAAGTGTACAGCTTAGCTAAAGATCTCAACATTCCACAGAGCATCATCGATGCTGTACCGTCTGGTGATCTAGTCACAGTTCATACGAACGACTATGAAATGATTGGAGCCACCTACGCTCAGATCGAACAAGTTGGTCGTCATGCTGAATATGGTAGCACAGTTGGTGCAGTTGAAATGGCTTTCAGAGCTTGCGACAACCCTGAAAAGGTGAAAGACAACATTCGTCGGAACGCTTTCAAGTATAAGCTCCCGTTTCCTGGTTTCCACATCAGTGATAAGCTGGAACAATTCCGTCAGAAATCCTACGATAAGATTCTTGAGGCCGCCAATGTATAACGTTGATATCTATGCAGGTCCTGAAGGATCCAAGCAGCCTCTGTGGAATCCCAACATACCTAGCCAAAATGTCCTTGAAGTTGAAAAAGGTATGATAGGTGCATGGAGTCCATCTGTTATTCTTCGTGATGAAGACTGCAAACACCTCATCACCGAGTTCGAAAAACAAGAAAAACATGCTGTTGGTGTTGATGGTTACGCTGATGCTGCATCCAAGCCTGGTTCTTTCAGAACTAACGCTTGGGCACCTGAGTTAGCGAGAAAACTAAACCCAGCGTTTGACGGTCTCGTTCCTGGCGTTCTTCGTGGTGATGGCCGAACTCTACATTGGGGCACTGGTCGTGGTGGAATTCACATCGATACCCCATTCGACTGCAACCGGAATTATCACCTGATAGGATCTACTCCGTGGATGCGCTTTATGCGCTATTCCAGAGGCGGTCAACATACACCACATTATGATGCTCCTTTCCACAACGAAAAAGAACGATACATTACCTTATATTCTTGGGTGCTGTTTCTCAACACCATACGCCCATATGATGGTGGATCGTTCCAATTCGTTCATGATGAGTGGTCTGGCTGGAAAGGTGAATATCGCACTCAAACGGGATATGTTCACCCTCAGGATAGACCAGAAGGTCACCTGAAGGATTGGACTTATATGGCCCGTAGAGATGAAATTGCTAGTCGTGTTCAACCATATGGTGGAGCTCTGTTGATCTTTCCTCATTGGAAATGTCACCAGGTTGAAGAATATTTTGGTAAACAACACCGTTATATTATCAGAGGAGATATAGCTTATGGCTATAACTGATCCATGGTATAAGCGCATTGTTGATCGTTATGGAGAAGAATACGCTCGTATTGCTGGATACTTCGATGAAGATAAGCCATTCATCAGCACATATACTGAGCATTTCCCTCTACCCTACTATCATCCCAACTTGATTGTTCTTCAGTATTCTGGAGCTTTCTATCCGTTTCATGAAGGTCATCTAGCAGCAATCATGAATGCAGCGAAATATATTCGACTGTTGACTTCAGATGAAATTCTTGTTATAATTCATGCTGATCATAACTCTTACAGAGAAAGTAAGGGAGTTTGTGATGCTCTGACTTTATACCAAGGTTCACAGCTCCAAAAACAACTGAAAGAAATCCCCAACCTGGAATATATGGTTGTGGATGAAAATAAAATGCCTGATGGATGTTCTCGAAACTTCACCAGGCTATACGCAGAGCTAAGTAACAGAGGCCACACTCCGTACTTTGTGTGTGGCGGGGACCGAGCAAACTTTGCTTTGAGTTTCCGAGACCACGGGAAGTGTATCGTATCAGGTAGGGATCAAACGCCCACCTATAATCGGTATCATTTCTTGAGCAGCAACCCAAATATAATATTCCTACCTGGGAATGTTAATATTTCTTCTACGGAAATACGAAATGAAAACAGAAATCCTCGTTCGGTGTTATACCCCTGAACTCGTACCGCTACAAAAGCGAATAGTCAACCTGATCAATATGCTAACCGAACTGGTAGCTGTAGAAGTTGATCACACCAATCTAACTCTTAAAGACTTCAACTATGTTGGTGGAGTCCCTGTTAGCATTGATAAACACCTTGCTGAAAAGTTTAACATCCCGTATATGCAAGTTTCCAGAGTATTCAACACTCGAGGAGACGTTGTATCTCGGCGAATCAACATCTCGCCCGATGTACCTTTGCTAGCTCCAAATGTAGTGGTGCTAGACACTGATATCGTTGAGGGTCACGCTGTTGCCATTGCTCAACGCATTTTGCAAACCGATAGACATTCGGTACCTTTGAGAATTAAAGCTCACCAAGACTTGGTTGATGTTGAGGATTTGGTGTATAGGAATTCTCATTTAGAGGATGGAACTATGTGTTCTTATTTGAAGAACATTGACTTCTTCGTGAAGAGAACATCCTTACCAGAAGATATGATGCTTCCTATCTTTAAAGAAGTGTTAGCCCGTTGACTATCGTCTTAAATGACGATATACTACAATTTCAATCAGGAGACTAAACAAATGACGTAGATCCGCAATCAAGAACAACTCGATGGTCCCATGCATGAGTGCTTACAAACTCAAGGGATGTCGATTTATCAGCACGGTGAGATGGTCCGAGATTACTTCAATGATCTTGTGAATCATCTCGAGCATGACACTCCTCTGCAATTCGAATGGCGTATGCCTGAATGGCTGGAGGAGTACAAAGAGCTCCTGCTCACCAATCTGATGGATCGCGAGAAGATTGCTCTATATCATTTGTACCACGACGCGGGAAAACCAAGATGCTTAGTGGTCGGAGAAGATGGAAAACGACGTTTTCCAAATCACGCTAAAGTATCCTATGAAACATGGTTAGAGCATTCGGATGACTTTGAAATAGCTGAGCTAATAAGAATGGACATGGATGTTCATCTGTTGTCAGCAGAAGAATGTGTTCGTTTTGCTGAACGAGGACAAGCTGCAACGTTGCTACTAACGGGTCTAGCTGAAATACATGCAAATGCCTCTATGTTTGGAGGGATAGCTTCGATTTCATTTAAGTCGAAGTGGAAGCATCTGAATGCAAGGGGAAAACGTATTCTAGCTAATTCCAAGTTTACTCATGGAGTAGTTGGTTAACGTAATTAAGTTCTCTTCCAGTAGCGCTTTTATCCAGCTAGCACGCTTCCATTCAACTGGAAGAGAACTCAGATCTGATTCTGTTATAACCATATACACTTGATTGTGCTCTCTGCAAAAGATATTAGCAGCAGTTGTTTTGTCTTGTACACTTAGTGTGATTAATAATCGTTTTGGTTTTATTTCATATATCACATTTTCATAGAAATAATCTGGAGTATATGTTCTACCGTTATTCAAGGGTATCACAATTTTGTTTTCAGCACTGTGTGGGAGCTTCTTATGTTTTGTTTCAAAATCGATCACAAAAGCTAACTCATACGTACTACGGAAAAATAAACCCTTATACCACCCTTTAATGGATCTTCCTCCGTTCTCGTATAATTTACCATAACTGGGGTTCAACTCTCCTGTCTTAGCTATTGATTGTTTATTTTTCCATGTGTCGAGTTTTTGAACACCTTCAACTTCTCCATATTTGTTAATCAATCTAGATGTGATGGTAGTACCAAAAGCTGGGTTGTTTGCTCCACGTTTATCCTTAACTCTTCCCTCAGAATATGCTAGTTTAAGCGAACAGCTTTTACACATCTCTTTACTAGTTTTGACTTCAACACTACAAACTTTACAATTAAACAAGCTTTTCTCCTTGAAAGGCACAATCGTTATACTTAGATAAAAATGGAAAAGCTATATGTCGCTTGATTGGGCAAAAACTCTAGAAATTAGAATCCAAGGATCAGCACACTCAGGTAAAACAGCAGTTACCAAAATCATCGAAGACGCTCTTCGTGCAGCAGGCATGAGGGTCATGTTGGACGAGGGCGTCGTTCGAGATGGTGATTATCCAGACGATAACGGATGGTCTGATAAGGCTGAAAGCATTAGAGCTTGTTTAGCTGAACGTGGAACTACCATCACGCTATTCAACGATAGCACAAACCGTTACGGCTCGTACTACAAGTAATAGTTTTGGCACATAAAGAGGTAACCCCCTCTGATGCTCAAGCTCAAGCTATTAAAGAAGTAGTGCAGTGGTATAAAGGGGGTCGTAAGACAAAACAGACGTTTTATCTGGCTGGATTTGCGGGAACTGGTAAATCAACGATTGCGAAGTTCGTAGTCGATGAACTGGCTCGTGAAAGTGGATTCAACGTTATTACAGCAGCTTTCACTGGTAAAGCTGCTAACGTGCTTAGACAGAAGGGCAATCCCAACTCTTGTACATTCCACTCAGGCATGTACATTCCAATGCAAGACGAATACGGTAATGTAGAATTCGCTTTGCAAAAAGATGCACCATTTGCTGATGCTGATTTGATACTTGGAGACGAGTGCTCCATGATCAATGAAGAGCTTGGTATGGATGCAGAATCATACGGTAAGAAGATTCTTGTTATGGGCGATCCGGGACAGCTTCCTCCTGTAAGTGGCTTAGGATATTGGACAGCACGTAAGCCTGATGTATTCCTAACTGAAGTCCACCGTCAAGCTCTTGATAGTCCGATCATTCGTATCGCTACCTTGCTTCGTAAAGGTAAGGATGTTCCAGTTGGTGAAGCTACCGATTCGGAAGGCAACGTAACTCGAGTCCTACGTACTACTCCAGAGCTAACAGCTCGTTGGATGTATCGTGAAGAAACTCAAGCTATTTGTGGTACACATGTTAATCGTTGGGGTCACACACAACGGATAAGAAAGAGGCGTGGCTTTGATTCATATCTGCCTCAAAAAGGTGAACGACTTATCTGTTGTAAGAATGATAAGCAACTTGGCATCTTTAATGGTTCGTTTGGTACACTCTTAGGAGAACCAAAAAACCCTCGTCGTGGCAAGGCAACGAATATCTTGCTTGACTTGAAGATGGACGACCTAGTAAATCATATCAAGAATCTCAACGTTAATCCATACCTGTTTGAACAACATTTTGACTCAACTGTTGCCAAGCCCTATAAGATGGGTAAAGCGCAAGAGTTCGATTGGGGATATGTTCTAACTTGCCATAAATCGCAAGGTTCCGAATGGGACGATGTTACTGTTTTAGATGATGGTGGAGTGTTCAAACAAGATTCACAACGCTGGCGTTATACGGCAGCAACCAGAGCATCTAAGAGTCTGACGTTTTTGAAAAGAAGCTAAAAAAGCTGTTGATCTTTTATTTCAGACTGTATATATTGGTGGAGTAATTGGAGAAACAAGTAATGGCTACGATCGTAGATGATGCTTATCGTTAAGGTATTCACCTTAATGAGAAAGCAAAATGAAAAAGAAAGACTGGAGCGAGATTCGTTCCGTGAGCGTGCACTACGGTAGTGTTGTCACGCACTATGATAACATCGAAGACGCTGTTCGTTATGCTTACAGTGGCACTTACTACGCTGATGGTATCAAAGTCGTCGAACAACTGAACCAACTTTACAGTTTCGATCCTGTTCCTACTGGTCGCTATTACCCTCCGCGTCGCGTCGCATTTGTCGACGAATTCGGAATGCTGATTCCCAACTGGAAGATCGAAGAAGTTCGCCAACAACTTCCTGTTAAAAGTTATCGTCGTCGTAAGTACTTCAAGTTTCGCCAAGGTCCTGTTGAAGGCATTCACTGCTACAAGGCTTCTCGTCGTTATTGTCAGCGCATCAGCACTAAGGCTGAAATCACCGAAAACGATTTCGCTGATAACTACGACGATGATATGAATGATTATGGCATCAAGGTTCGAGGAGCTCGAAAGCGCTCTAACCTCCCTACTGCTTGGGACGATAAGCCCAAGCCTTGGGGTGATAAAAGTTGGAAAAAGTATCGTTCCCATCAGTGGAAGGATGCTAAATAGCAATACGAAATTTTGCCTGAATAGGCATACAAGTTGCGGAGTGGAGCAGTGGACAGCTCGTTTGCCTCATAAGCAAAAGGTCATCGGTTCGAATCCGGTCTCTCGCACCCAATAACGATCGTGGTGCTCTACATTTGTCACCTAATGACAGAAGGCCGTAGAGTTAAATGTTAGGCGTGTGATAAGCCTTGATCGTTAATCTAATTCTACAGAGGACCCCTTAGCTTGGGTCAACAAACCTAACTCGTCCAGGGCCGGTAGGAGGGGGCGAGCAACAAGATTCTGATGGGGTTCCCGTCAGATGCGCAAGCAGTAGTTGAAACGGAGCGAGCTGGATTGGCGCCCAGTCCTGTAGAGTACTAATCAGTGTAGAGGTCCCTGTGGTTGTAACCTCTTCCGGAAGTCTGACAACGCTTAGAAGGGTGTCAGAGCTATCATAATTCATCGAGGTGAGAACGGCCTCCTCATACACCACCTTTATTGGATGGTAAAGTAGGTGGTAACCTTCTCGGGGCTTGTACAGGCCCTGTGGGGCCCATCGAAGAGATCCAGGAACGGGGCACCCTGGCGATGAATACCATTATTATAAAATGCAATTTTTAAGGAGTAGTCAATGACTACCATTTTTGCCGTCGTTTTAATCCTTGTAGTTCTCGCCCTGATCGTCTGGGCTTGTGATCTACTACCATTCCCTGAAGTACCAAAGCGTTTGATCCAAGTACTAGCTATCGTAGTTGCTGCAGCATATATCTTTACACAATACATTAGCTAACATGACGACGATTCCCGTAGACAAATACCAGCGTGAGCTTGAACCTGGCCAAGTTGTAGCAAGAGCTTACAAGTCAGGCATGTCTTGCTTTGTTGAGTTAATTGCGGTACGGGAAATTAAGAATGGTGCTGTATACTTGGGCACATCTAAAGTCCCATTAGTATACCCAAGTCGTCTCATTATAGTCAATGATTTAAACCCAGCACTATTGCAGGATATTGCAAATGAAGTTGCCTGATACATACGAAGAGTTTGAAGATTTAGTGAATAAGCTTGATGTGTACCTTGAGCGCACTTGGCGTATAGGTGGAATGGAAGGCGGAGATTGCTGGGGCAATAATGCTGACCAACCTGTTTCAGCGGAACCTGAACCTGAAGACGACTCGTTAGATCAAATCCTAGAAATTGTACACCCTGATTGTACCTTTATGGAATATCGTAAACTTCAACGTGAAGGTTTGTACAGCTACAGCACCGATAGTTGTTGGGAATATTACGGGAACTATACAGAGTACCAGAAGAGACAACTCAATCTCTCTGCTCTGTATGAAGGTTTGAAGAAGTTTACAAGTAAGTAATAAGAAATTTCTGCCGTGCCACGGCATTTTTCTGCCGTAGGGGCGTTGATCTAACGCCCATTAAGATAGATAATAGCGTCATTGTTAATCAAGCAAAGGAGGCTATTAATGCTTATTGCAGCAGTGGTTGCGTATTTCGCAGCTTTGTTCTGCACGCTAATTCCGCAGCGTGCTTAATTAAGAGGGTTTAGGTTTACCTAACCCTCTTTTTCTTTTTAGGTTTCGTTATGGAAACATTATATTCTAAAGAAGACGCGAGCGTAAACTTTGTCAAACGTACACCAGATGGTGGTGCATTTGAATCGAGATACGTTCGCAGGGAAGAAGACTACTTCATTTGCTATCTGAGTAGTCACACCGGTTGTAATAAGGCTTGTAGATTCTGTCACTTAACACAGACCAAGCAAACAACCATGAAGCCAGCATCCATCGATGAATACGCTGAACAAGCTAATCTGGTGTTTAAACATTACCATCAGCTGGGTAACCCTGCTAAACGAGTTAACTTTAACTTCATGGCTCGCGGCGAACCGCTAGCGAACGAAGTGATATACAAGACTCGCCCTTGGTTCTCTCTAAAGAGTTATCTCCGTAACATAGCCATAATATATGGTGTGCATGAGCAGAAGTTCAATATCAGCACTATTATGCCACACGAGATGGAGCACAGAAAGCTTCATAAAATCATTGGGCACGAAAAAGACACACAACTGTATTACAGCTTGTACAGTCTGGATCCAGAGTTCAGAAAGCGTTGGCTACCTAAGGCAATGGATCCTGCAAAAGCTTTGGATAAGCTAGCTGAATATCAAGTAATAACTGGTAATGAGATTGCACTACACTGGTCGTTCATAGAAGACCAGAATGATGATTTTGGTACACTCGATGAAATCGTGGATGCTGTTACTAGTCGAGGACTTAACGTTAAGTTCAATCTAGTACGGTATAATCCATATTCTCCAGCTCAAGGTTGTGAACCATCTGAAGAAGTACTTCAAGAAGCGTTTGACTACTTGAACAAAGCCTTTCAGAACCCAAATAGCCGAATTGTACCCCGAGTAGGCTTCGATGTTAAAGCCTCGTGTGGAATGTTCGTCTCGTAAAAAACTGTTGATTTCCATCTAAAATTCTTCTATTATACACTTTGTGAATGGAGTAAGAGTATGATGAGTCAAATTGACGATGACGATGAGTCCCAAGACTACGATGGCGTCGAATCAGCTTATGGCTATTCGATTGGCGAAACTGTAACATACAAGGGTATGCTCCGGGCCAGAATTGTTGCGTTTGGCAACAACTATATTGCTTACGTAAATCTCTGGGATCCTGATTTGGCTAGCCAATGCGAATCCAATCCAGGTGGATGGAGTGGTATCGCTACCAAGATATCAATCAACGACGTTGAATAGCTTCGAACGTCGTTGGCGAGAGGAAGATGACGCAACTCCCAGAAAGCTGGGAGAAGTGTGGAAAGATCCCTTCAATGATAAGAAGCCCTGGCGAGTTCAGGGTTTCACAGCACGAAGCAACCACCCAACAAAGAAGGCTGCTACAGCAGTCGGAGAGTTGTTCATACAAGACCAAGAACGACGTAAAGAAGTAGAGAGGCTTATAGAGTAAATGTGGATCTTTCTACCCAACTCGTTCCTGAGTATTGTAGCACCAACTCCCAATACATCGGCCGCTAAAGATGACCTGTTGATGGTCCGGGGCCGTGTAAAAGGAGATATTGAGAAGGTGTTTCCGGATGCCTCAGTCTCCTTTACGCCCCAAAGAGATTACGCTTTCAGGGCGCTGATTCCTCGCAACGTTGTTGTCAAAGCAATTGCTGGACAAGCTGAGAGCATTCAATACGGTAACTTTAAGGATGAAGTGTCCGAGAGGGACCGGAAGAGTGCTTATAGTCGAGTGTGGAGTAACATGAATGACCTTCAGGGTAGCCGAGGATACGGTGGAATGTACAACCATCCTGCCTTTAAGTTCAACATTCCACAAAAAAGATCGTTGATCTTTTCTTCGACTTGATCTAATATATGTTTGCCTCTGTAGTTTAAAAAGCCCTTAGCGGGGTTAATATAAAAACCTCGGACACATGGGAAGTAGTACTGCCCTAGCGACAGAGGGAGATGTAGGTGAAAGTCCTACTGGAGGCACCAAAATGGTTTACAAAGGAAATACCATGAAGTATATTGCTCTAGGAGCCGTTGCTGTTGCAGTGATGCTCGCCGGCTGCGAACAACCCAGGCCTCAGACGGTGGTTTATACCGCTCCGGCGCCTCGTCCAGTTGGTCTTGGTCCTCCCTATCCGTACTCTCCATATGGTTATGGTAGTCCGAACTATGTGCAACCCCAGGTTCAACCGACGACTGTGATTCACAAGCGTACGGTGATCGTTCAGGCTGCACCGAAACCAGCTCCTCGTCAGACGTCTTCGTTCAATCTGTCGAAGCCTTCTACGTCCAGCTACAAGCCCTCGACTTACAAGCCGAGTTCATCTTCTTCGTTTAGATCTTCGAGCAGCTATCGCTCGTCCAGTTCTTCGCGTCGATAGACATATATAATGGACACACCGTGCGGGTGTGGCGGAACTGGTAGACGCACTAGATTTAGGTTCTAGCGCCGAGAGGCGTGGAGGTTCGAGTCCTCTCACCCGCACCAATTAATCCTACGTTTTAATCAATAGGAAAACATTTTGTTCTTTTGGACATTTGTCGGCATTGTTGCCGTTATTATCATAGCCATCGCATTTGTAGTTGCTCGAGATGGTGAAAATGCTAAACTCGACCAGAAGCCGTTACAATTCACATCTGGTGAAATCCCGACTGGATTTTCCATTAAAGAAGTTCCGGTACGTCAAACACCGCGAGTAGCAACTTCAACCGTACAAGAGGCTAAGCCTGCGACTAGGAAAGCTTCAACAGTGTCTACAGCAAAGAAGTCTCCCGCTCGTTCGACTCCAGCTAAGCGCACTACTGATTCATCCGACTCATACTCAAGTCGTTCTTCATCTCCAGTGTATGATTACACTCCTGCTTATGACTATAGCAGCAACGACTCTAGTTCGACTTCAAGCTACTCTAGCAGTTGCTCGTCGGATTCCAGCAGCTCTTCTTCAGATTCTGGCGGTGGAAGCTGTGGCGGCGGAGACTAAGTATTCCGAACTTTCGGAAGTTGTTAAAGAACTACGACGTATTGCAATGAAGTACAACATCGTTGTTCATACGGCAACTCAGCTTCCTCCTCTCAAAGGTACTTACTCTAGAGTAGTACCACCAATACACGATTGTTTCTTTATCGATCACCTAAGCATACTTAAATGACAGAAGAAGCAAAATTCTCGTTGACAGACTCTCTAAGAAGTCTGGAAGATGCAAATCTACAATTGCAGATCCTCAATCAGGATATCGCAAGAGCTGGTGGTTTTGTTACTTCTGAACAACGCCAAGACCGTGAACAATTGAGAAAACAATTATCTGAATGTGCGGATGGAATACCGCGCTTGGTGGGTAATAAATCTATTATCATACCATAAATATATTCTACAAATGAGCGCGCGGTGCAGTTGGAGAGGCACGTCAGACTGTAAATCTGATCCTGCGGGTGAGTCGGTTCGAATCCGACGGCGCTCACCATTCTTTCCCTGATGGGGGTAATGGAATACATCTAGTTAGTCGACACTAGATCCTGTTCAAGTCAGGAACCCCTACCAATCTTAAAGGATATATTATGAAGTACCGTGAAGGTATCTGGCGTACTGTGAATACGCTAAAAACTACAACCTATAAAGTTGCCTTTCTGATTACTGGTCAAAGTTATGTTGATGCCTATCGACGTCATACTTCTGATGTTAAGGCTCGACAATTTGTTGCTGTTCGTTTCAGCAACAATGAACCTTCTCCGGACAACGTTGAGTTCCGCAAGAAGGATTTTAAAAGCGAATATCAGTACACTCAATACTACAAGAACCTTGAGGTACACTTGTTAACGGGCGTACAATACAACACTATCGTTGGCTTATTAGCCGCTGGGCAAGATCCTGGTAACCTCGCAGATTATGAACAAGGAACTATTAAAATGTCCGATCTAAAAGATAAGAACATCTTCGTCGTTTGGAACAAGACTCATGGTAGTTTTGTTGGAGCTAAGGAAACTCTGGCTGACGCAGAAGCTCACGCAACCGAGCTGGCTCGTAAGTCTCCTACCAATGCCTTCTTGATTCTGGGCCCGAAGAAGGTTGTGTATCAACCGATCTCGATTCGTGTTGAAGATATCATCTAACCGTTGATCTTCGGATAAGAATAAAGGAAAACTGCGAGGATTCGTTCTCGCAGTTTTGCTGTTTCCGGATACATAATACAACAGAGTCCCTTAGCTCAGCGGTAGAGCGCTTCCTCGACACGGAAGAGGACAGTGGTTCGAGCCCACTAGGGACTACCAACTTCCTTATTGATAAATAAGGTATAAAGCAACCTTCGATAAGGGACTAACATGATCGACAGCATTGGTAATAATAAAGGTCTCTTTGGGGCCATCAATAAGACTCTAACTCCTACGGCAAAGCTTGAGGTGAAGGTAGTATCTGAATCAGATGCAACCTCACACCCAGAAGACCTTGATCCAAATGATCATGATATGAATGTCGTTGGACATTTACATAGTGCTAAGGGGTATCATGCCGCTTTGTCGCTTATTGACAATACAGGAACAGCTGATGAACACCATAGTGCTATAGTTGATGCATTGACCAAAGCAAAAGAACACCACATGAAACAAGCTGCCGAAATCGTAGCTAGTGGAAAGTGTAACTACGGCCTCGAATCGCATGCTGATATTGCTGATGATGGCCACCACAATGATCTTGAAGATTGGCACAAGCGTTATCAGACAAAGAGCTTCAACTAATGAAAAGCAACATTCCTGAATTCGATGCGAGCCTGTTGGCTGCTATTACAAAAACACTCACCGAAGAACGTTCTTCTCTGCGTCTCTTAAAAACGCATACCCACGAAAGTGGTCGCTCAGCAAAGGTCTACAAAGACACCGAATGGGGCGAACATCGTGTGAAGTTCTACAACGAAAAAGGTGAGCATCAAACAAAAGCTGATTACCATACCGATGATGCAGAAGATGCTCACGATACTGCGAAGGCATATACTGAGAATGGTCCAGGTCTAAGGGTTAAAAAACCAGTAAATGAATCTAAGCGTGATAGAGGGTTATTTACTGCAATTAATAAGACAATCTCCCCTATTGTAGAACAGTTTGAACCAAAACCATTTGACCCTGCTCAAAATGGTGGCAAACACTATGACGTTCAGACAGATCACAAATCTGGCTATCATCACGTTGTTCATTCTTCTGGTCGCGTCATGTCAATGGGAACCCGAGAACGTTGGGGTGCTTTGCAAGATGCACATCAATATAACAATGGTCAACGTATAGATCGTGGTAACGATCTGAAGACTAGTGTAAACGATCCTCACTTCTATCGGACAAAAGAAGCACCGTTCGAAGCTCATGAAGCTACGGGACGTATTGCTATTTCCCCTTGCTGTACAGCGTCTGTACATGAATTCAAAAGAGATGGTAAGACTCAACTAGCAGGCACAGTTGCAGGTCATGGTTGGAGAAGTCCCCATGAAGGTAAGCTTGAAGATCATGCTGTAGACGGCTGGAAGATTAGCCACGTAGATCCTAAGGAACATTACAATGATCGATAACATCGGCAATAACAAAGGTCTCTTCGGAGCCATTGGTAAGACTCTAACCGAAACCTATAAATCTGGCGAAGCATTCGGCTCACACTACAGCCATGATGATTCAGCGGCTGGTATTCCGCCTCCGGCAGATAAGAGCGAAGCTGCTGCAAGGTCTGCTGCTCCTTATCATGCTGACTATGATTCTGAGCATGGTTATTACAACGTTAAGCATCGTGAAAGTGGTCGTGTAGTTGCACGTAACGTTGCTGTTAGTGGTGGAGCTGCTCTAGCTGCTGCTGATCATTATAACCGTAATCCTCATAAAGATACAGTAGCTCACCCCACAACAGATTCTCTGTTGGACTTAGCGCACAGTGTTCACCAATGGAAGCATGCTAGTGCAATCAATGATGCTGCACCACTACATTCGTATAGCTTGGGTAAGCAAATGAAGGACCATGTAGCTAAATTGAGCTCACATTTAGACACAGCACATGCTACCTTCGCGAAGCAAAATCCGGATCACGAATTTGCCGACCGTAAAGCATTTGATGAGCATTCACATAGTGTCTTTAAGTCGGAACTAGAAGATCACATGAAGCAGGAGCGCTGGTAATGATTAATAACATCGGCAATAACAAAGGCTTGTTTGCAGCTATTGGTAAAACTTTAGTTACCGAGACAATTGAAGTAGTATCTGAAAGCTTGGGATTAGCCCATGAGCTAATGAATACCGCATTGCACAACTACCACATTCATACAATGGACATGGTTGGCCATCAAGCAGCTAAAAACGAAGTCGCCGCTGATCTAGCAAATGACACAGCCTTACACCACTTGAGAAAAGCTCAAGAACATAGTAAAGCTCATGAAGCTGCAAATCCAACGTATAACCACGACCGCGATTTTAAGGGAATGGTGAAGTCATCCAGAGAGCAGATTCACGCTCATATTCAAGAGTATATTAACCAAGCGAAGAGTTACTAATGATTAATAACATCGGCAATAACAAAGGCTTGTTTGCAGCTATTGGTAAAACAATCAGCGAAACATACAATTCTGGTGAAGCATTCGGTGAAAAGCATTACTCAGCAGAAGGCCCCAACGCGCCCCCAGCTGACAGAAGCGAAGCCGCTGCCCGCCGTCGTAACGAATCTCCAGAACATAGTGAAATTCGATATCACCTTGATCAGTATCACTATCATAATGATGTGGGCCATAACCAAGAAAATAACAAACACTATGATGGAGCCGATGAGAGCTACGCAAGAGCTACAGAGCACCACAACGAAGCTATGAAGCTAAGCAGAAAGGTATCTGAAACAGATTCACTCTATGATCATGGTAAAGACTTTGCTAAGCATAAAGCTGCGTCTGTGAAGCGTCACGAGCAAGCTGTGGATGATGAATCTCAAGACGATACCGACAATAGTCACGTGTATGGTAGAGATTAATCAATGGTTGATAACATCGGTAACAACAAAGGTCTCTTTGCGGCAATCAATAAGACTCTAACTGAGTCATTGTCATTGCCTGAAAAGCATGAAGCATTTGCTCGTGCTGTAGGTGTTGTTACTAAAGCTACCGAAGGCCTGAACGTTAAGCCTTCCGATGGTCAAGATATACTCCACAAGACTCACCGACATGTCTTAGAGGTCCATTACAACGATAAAGACCAAGTTAAAAAGAACTTGCTTGATGCTGGATTAACGCATACTGAAGGTCGAGGTGCAGATCACTACAGTGACGGTGATGTTCATATTCGAGTGAATAAAAAGACTGACCAAATTGGTGGATACCAACGTCACACTATAATGTCATCATTCCGTGGCAATGCTCATGTTATGGAGCATCCAGACGACATCAGAACACCACATTGGACTAACGATAAAATCTAAGCAAAATTATCGTTGATCTTTCATTTTAGATCATATATAATACTACCAATTGCTGGAAACAGTGATTAAGAATAAGGGCGCAAGACAACACTAGTTACCTTGGCTTATTCTTCTACAAATGTAACAACACTCCTCACGCCTCTCTACGATGCGCACCAGAGGAGTTTCTGCCCGAGTCGCCAAGTGGTTTAAGGCTCCAGGTTTACATCCTGGCATGCGGGGGTTCGAATCCCTCCTCGGGTACCAAGTTTCGGTCGAATGACCATATTGGGTTCAAAACTGTTCATGGTTGAACCCTAAATACCTTCAAAGAGTGGAGGTATTATGATTAAGAAATGCTGTAGGTGTGACGTAGATAAGAATACGTCAGATTTCAGGAAAGATAAAAGTAGGGCGGACGGATTACAATCATATTGTAAGCAGTGCGCTAAAGAAGACCATAGATCAAAGTGGAAAGAGACCTACGGAGATCGATATAAAGAACAGCACAATAAACGCAGAAAAGAATGCGCAGCAAAACTTTCTGCGTTGAAAAGTTCTTTGAAGTGTTTAAAATGCAATGAAGCTGATCCAGCTTGCTTAGAGTTCCACCACTTAGATCCATCTCAAAAGGAGTATGGTATTGCTAGTATGGTTCAATTAAAGTGGGATAAGCTTATGCTAGAGATAAGCAAATGTGTTTGTCTTTGCTCGAACTGTCATAAGAAGTTTCATGCCGGAAGGTTTGAGATAACAAACAATACCACCATAGTGTAGTGGCCAGCACGCAACCCTGTCACGGTTGTAGCACGGATTCGAATTCCGTTGGTGGTGCCAAATATTTGCCGCAATGGCAGAGTCTGAGACCGGCGGGAGCTTCTCTCAGACTCTAACTACAATTTAGAGTATGCAGATGGTAATGTTTTATGCTATCGTGGAGCCCAGGCTTCATCATTACGAATATTACCAAGTTGCGGCACAGAACAAACAAGGCGCTAAGCAGCGACTGTTTGATCTCTTCGATAGAGAAGTAGAAGAAACAAGGCGAACGTTTGAAGGCTTAAAAGACCAAGAACAAATGGTCTGGAGAGCTAAAGAACTCGCTGCTACTAAGAAAATAAATGTTGATCTCTATACAAATAGGATCGATGGTCAAACATACGACCATGTAATTTAACAAGGACTAAGACCATGACTACCACAGTTCGAGAGATGTCAGAGACCACCGCCTGAATTCAGTTAATGGGTTCAGGCGATCGTATCGTTATGCATCCATCGACTAACTGGTTAAGTCGTCGCACTTTCACTGCGGAAATAGGGATTCGAGTTCCCTTGGGTGTACCAATCACAATATGTGCATCCATCGTCTAACGGTCTAGGATACTTGACTTTCAATCAGGTGATGCGGGTTCGAATCCCGTTGGATGTTCCAATTCATGTTTAAATGGTTTACGAGCTTATTCAAGCGTCCTCAGTGGGTTTGTACTCACTGTGAAGCACGGTGCATTAGTGTTCACGATTTAGTTTGTGGAGATCCTGATGCCACATATGAAATTCCAACAATGAACGAGTATGGTAACAAATACATTAAAGTTGTTCCTCGTTCTGCTTGTCCGTTAGATAGGATTTGAATACCTCCAAACGTATCCTACGTATGGTTTTTCATCTCTAATCTTATACCATAGGTTAGCATAATTTCCACCTAACTTTCCAACTGTAATAGCAGCTTGTTTGATTGAGTCGAAGGTGGTAATAATTTCACCATTTAGTACTTGTTCGACTTTACGAACATTAGTTTGGTTACTATTACTCAACGTTCGACGAGCAATAAGTTCCTGTCTGTCGTGTATAACGGGTTCATATTGATAGAAAAAGCCATCTATAGGTAATCCACCATATTTCACATTTTTATGTAGAGTTGCTTTAGGTATCGAAGTCATCTTTACAGCGTTTAAGAATGATGGATAGCTTTCAACGATGGTTCCATCCAAGTCCATCTTATAGATAGTCTTGCGCCTCTTAGCGTTGTTGTCGTTACCAATACGCGATTGTTTAAGTTCTTCTGTGTGAGGAGTTCCTGGTTTACCCTTCCGAAGTTTAGACATGCGTTCTCTAACTTCAGGAGTATGGGTTTTACCAAACATACCGTTAGCTGGACCTGTACGAGAAGCACTCATACGATCCTTTTGTTCCTTTGAGTGTTTATATCCCGCTAAACCTTCTCCTCCATCTGTTAAGTTGGTTAGTGATCCTTGAAACAAATCAGCTCTACCGAATAGTTTGATCAAACGTACTTCTTCAGCGAACGCTTGCGTTTCATCATTTGTATGAAATGTTCTAACAATCAACGGTTCTAACCCTTGATCGATGATTGACTTAATAGTATTAAGCTTATGAGCATTTTTACCCTTGCGCATTTTACCATTCCAGTTTTTAGCTTCCTTCAAGTGAACTAAGCTACGATCAGAGTAACCTTTTCCCACATAGAATGGAACCATTGTCGTGGGATGGTAGTAGATATAAACATAAAATTTATTTGTTGACATAATAGCTCCAAAATTGTATGAGCTATTTAGGAGTATTCAATGACTTTGACGGCTAGAAACAGAACTATTTTCTTGGACTGCGACGGGGTGTTGGCGGATTTTGATAAACGGGCTCATGAAATCTTCGGTATGTTTTCAAGAGAGTATGAAGAACTACATGGTTCAGAAGCTTTCTGGAATAAGCTTTACTCCACACCAAATTTCTTCACCGATCTTGAGCCAATGCCGGATGCATATGAGCTCGTAGAAGCTGTTGAACACCTCAACCCCATCATCCTCACCGGATGCCCTCGTGGTGGATGGGCCACTCGACAGAAATTAGAATGGCGTGACAAATATTTCCCTAAACTGCATTTGATCACTTGTCTTTCGAAAGAGAAGTCGATATATTGCAGGCCTGGCGATGTTATCGTAGATGACTGGCCCAAACACATTGACGCATGGACGAGCAATAGCGGACACTGGATTCTCCATACGTCTGCTAAGCAATCCATTGCAGAACTGAAAGCATTGGGAATCATATGAGAATCTCAGAACTTGTTTGTTACGAAAAGCAAGAAGTTGTCGGAGCCACGTGTGACGTGTGCAAGACTTCTTACAACAAACAACAAGATCCTAACGATGTTTTGGAACTCCAAGAGTTCGTTTACATCGACTTCGTAGGTGGATACGGTTCTGTGTTTGGTGATATGGATCGTCACCAACTTGACGTATGCCAACACTGCTTGAAGAAAGCATTCGGTCAATTCTTCCGTTCGGCCGACGCTACGGACGAACTATACGAAGGATTAGATCGCAAGCTGATCGAAGACTTCGGATCTGATCATCAAGAGCAATTTGCTAGGGGCACCACAGTCTCTTCCTTCCAGTGGATTGAAGAAGCTGATATGTCAAATGATGATAAGATCGTGTATCGTCAGGCTCAACAACTAGCTAATGAAGCTGGTGAACGAGTAGCACAAGCGGTCCGAGATCTTCCTCATAACTACGTAATTGCGGATGTTGACGGTAAAGCTCAAGCTCAGATACACGATAAAGATACCGGAGAAATCCTTGAGGTGCAGATCGACGGTAAGTGGGTCAAGAAATGAGGGAACGTTTACCGTTCCTTCTCATAATCTTGATTGCAGTAGTAGCATTCCATATCTTTTTCATCGCTACTGGTGGGCCTAAGCAAGTTGCAGAAGTTCAAGCTTTCCGTAAACAGTTTGTGATCGACTGTGTCAAAGCAAATGGACAAGTGATTGATATGAGCCACTCCAACATCAGCAAGATGTGTGTTGGACCTGATGGTAGAATCCTCAAAAGTTACTGAATTTTTCTGTTGATCCAAAATTCCGAATCCTCTATATTCATCCTTAGGAACTGAGATAGGGATTAACTGGTTTAGCGGATCTAGTTAGAGGCGGCAGGGAGGTCATATGCCCTGTTTATTGTATGAGCCCTACTGTGCCCGAGAATCAATAGAAGGTAATCGATCGTAAAGCCTGTGAGACTAGGATCAGAGTCCTTTTCTCGGTTCCACGAAATAATGCGCTGTTAGCTCAATTTGGTTAGAGCAGATCCCTCTAAAAGATTTGGTTGCGGGTTCGAGTCCCGCACGGCGCACCAAAGACGGACCCATAGTTTCAACTTCTGCTAACTCCTTGCGATCGTGAGGGCTTAGTTAGGCGACAAAACACCCTTCGGGTTGCTAAAGGGGATTGGTGGTAAAAATCCACCTGGGTCCACCAAATATATGCGTAGAAGTGAAACAAGCACCGACTGTCCTTGATTCCAGTTGGTTGGAACACTGATCGGAAGACGCTCTTAGCGGAGTGGAGTGCTCTAATACGTCAAGGTGAAGAGCAGCGCATATTTTATGTCCTATGGTATAATGGTTATTGCACTCGTCTCTAAAGCGTCGGGATCCTGGTTCGAGTCCAGGTAGGACAGCCAACTTAGAATGGAACATACGATGAAATACGATTATGTAAACGGTCCGTCATATAAAGAGCGTAGAACCGATACTCACGTCTATTTCGTTGGTGGGCCATTCAGCCAATGGTACACGTCTGAATTCATCGCATCACCTTTCCCAGGCTACGAAGCTGGAAAGTTCTCGTGTTGTGAACAGTTCATGATGGCGAGTAAAGCTCTGCTTTTTCATGACGTGGATGTGTACACTGCAATCCTCCGTGAAACTAACCCTAAAGAGCACAAAGCACTGGGTCGTCAAGTTCGCAACTTTGATGAAGCTCTTTGGGACCTTTGTGCTCGAGAATTGGTGTTCCGTGGAAACGTCGCCAAGTTTGGTCAGAATGAAGATCTCAAACAATACCTTTTAGAGACCGACGATCGAATTCTGGTAGAAGGTGCTTCATACGATTCTGTGTGGGGCGTAAAGCTTGCTTACGATGATCCAGCTATTGAAGATCGTGAGAATTGGAAAGGTAAGAACTGGCTTGGTCAAGTTCTGACTGCAACTCGTCAACATTTGAGAAACCGATAATGCAAACTCGCGAAGACCTGCTGCAAAAGCTGATCGAACTGATCGTTGAGAAAGTTAATACTCAAGGTCCGGTTACAGCAATGAAAATCTATACTGAGATCTCAGGTGAGATTCATCAAGGTATTCATGGGGATTACGCAATCACAGCCAACGATACCTTAGCTGTCACTAACGATGCAATTCAGCATTGCATCGATCACGGGAAGATCGTAGAGTTAGAATATTTGCTACCTCAAATGGAATACCGGGTCAAGTCACTTTACTTCCCTGCCCATACTGTATTCCTGAGAATGAAAACGCCTAAATAGGCGTATGAAAACATTCAAACGATTCATCAAAGAAAACACTGTAATTAAGTTGGGCTCCAGGTTAACGCATCCAGGTGTTGCTGGGTTCATGGATGAGCTCGGTAAGACATCTCACCAACATCCATTTAACCACAATGAGAAGTTGATTGGTAATGCATCAGTGCATGTATCACCACATGGAGACGGAATTCACCTCCACGATATTCACTCATTCGAACCTAAAAGTGGCGCTGGTACAGCTGCCTTAAAGCACCTTACTTCTTTAGCTGATAAGCACGGCGTATCAATTAGTGGTGTTGCTAAAGCTTATATGGATAACCGTTCTGGTAAGATTGCCGACAGCAGCCAGTTAAAGTCTTGGTATGGGAAACACGGTTTCTCTAGTAATGGTGGTAATCGTAGAGATGGATACGATATCAGCTACGAGCCAAAGAGCAGCTAATGATCAAGTCATTCAAGCAGTTCCTAACGGAGTTAAGAGTTAAGTCGAACTTTGTTGGGTTGGACACTAATCCATTCGTTGGTTATGCTACACCAAAGCCGCCTAAGACACTAGGCAAAGGTTATCACATTTACAATACGGTTATTAACCGTGTGGCTGTTAGACATGGTGAGTTCCGACACTGGAACGATGCACAAAGACATCTAACAGATATAAATAATGGTGGAGTGAGTAAGCTCCAAGTTGTTTACCATGATGGTAAAGGAAATTTCCATACGATTTCTCCTCAAGGTGTCATGCAACAACAAACTGTAAAAGTTTTGAATTTACACCGTTGATTTTCGGATCAATATTGTAGATTATACAGAATCAGTCAATAAAAGGCTGTGCTTATGTTGGGACGGACCCTCGACCAACAAAGCTTAATGGAGGGTGTGGTTGCTACTTTCTGCAAAGGTAGAGGCCTAATATTTGGTGTTAATGCGAGAGGCAGTGAGGTCTAAGTCCTTGATCGACCGAGAATAGAAATGGTCAATGGCATTCAGATGGAGAACGATATGAGTAATTTTACCGCTTAGATTGACATGAAACCTCCGTAAGGTTCTTTTGATAACGCGAACTAACATTCAACTAATCAAAAGGAAATTACGAACATGTCTATCTACAACATCGACCAACTCATCAGCCGCGAGCAGTACATTGCTTGGCGGACCAAGTGGAAGAGTATCTACAAAGATCTCGCCACAGACATTCTGCAAACTAAGATACAGATCAAGAACGAAGCTCGGGCCGGAACTTATGTTGGCTCTCTGCAAAACTATCTGCGGAGCGAACAAGCCGAAGCTACCTCTATGCTTGAACTCCGCAAGGATGCCAAGGAAAAGGCAGCTACCGAAAAGGCTAAGATTCTGGAAGGAGCGGCGTAATGGCTGAAACATACACGTATTGTTTTCTAAGGAAGGATCTTCCTTCTGTCGTGAGAGCGATTCAGTTAGCTCACGCCACGCAAGAGATCGGAAAGCTCACACCGGGCACTCCTGTTTCTAATCTTGTTCTGTTCGAAGTTGCGAACCAAGAGGAA